CATCGAGAACCCTCGCGCCACGGCACTTCGCCACGCCCTCTACGGAAGCGGCGACTGGCACCTCGAAGAACTTTGCCACCTCGAAGACGAACAACTGATTCGTCTGGAACGCATCATGAAACGGAGCTACCCATGAACACGTACCTTGTTATTAGCGCCAGCCAACTGGCAGACGGAGACGAATACCCGGACGTACGGAGGTTCGTCTTCCACACAAAGACAGGATTCGCGGAATTCTGCGAAGACTGGGTCAAGGCGCGAGCCTACGAATGGAACTGCGACCCCGACCACGTGTGGGCCGAGTGGGCCTTCTTCGATCTCACTTCGGATACCATAGGCCGAGACGCGAACCGACGAATGGGATACGGCCAATTCATGGACGAAGACGGCGATAACTACGGATCGTTCCGCGTCTACCTGAGTTCTGAGGGCTGGCGCTGGGTGTCCGAACAACCCGATTGCCTGCCGGATGGCGAACCCTCAGAGCCATTCGCAACAAGCGAAGACGCGTGGACGAACGCTAGATGCTATGGCTAACGTATTCTAACACCAACTCCTTCGTTGGCAACCTAGGGCCGTGGGTATCCTTCCCCACGGCCCTTTTTTTGTTTCTGGAATCAATGTCTATTCCGAAGCGGGTGGTGGGTTGGAATAGACCCCTATTCTAGAACACTGTTTCACGTGAAACAAAGCAGAATAGACATTGCGCGCAGCCCCCTAGCGTGGTAGGATGGGGAGATCGAAAAGGGAGACTACCATGATCAGAATTGACTCCAGCGACCTGAGCATTTCGGCTGCAGGTTATTCCACCTAAATCTCGGGCAACGGCGGCGAAGAAGAATTCACCGTGATGGGTTGCATTCGGCAGGGCCATCGCGCCTCATTCTTGGTTCTGCGGGCCACGGTCGACGGAGAATGCAGCTTGATACGCGGGTTCGACCTACCGACCCGAACAGAACACGACCGAGGAAAAGTCATCAGAACCATCGGGCATTACCTGATCGAATGGGTTCTGGGCGGGATTCCACCGACCGAGGACGAACACGAGGAAAACTTCCTCGCCATCGAGCGGGTTCTACAGAACATGGTCGAGCACTACAGCCTCGAACCAACTTCTATGGACTGGCTCGCCTACGAATACCTCAAACAATCCAAGCAGTAAATTCTGCGACGCGAACACTACCCCTAGACTATAGGGAATCTGGGGGTAGTATGGGGTTCCCCCAGATTCGACATTATTTGTTCTAATTCCACCAGAACCCAAGCAGAATGCAGAATTTCGAGAGGCGACCCCTAACCAAATTGGGTTGAATAATGGAATTACCAGCCTAGAATACCTCAACTCTAGCCAACTTCTTTAGAACTAGCTAGTAGAACCCAATCGGAATCGACGTTGACGGTGGGGGCTGGGCGTGGTACGATTTGGATGCGGTCGATTTTGGCCGATATGAAGGAGAATGTAATGCCTAAATTGAAAGCGGTTAGCGCCGCCAGCTACATTCAGGCAATGCTGTCCGATACCGGATGGCGTCTGGAAATCAAACTGAATCAAGATCAGCTGCGACAGTGGGTCGACGCGATCGAATCGGGGCCAATAGGCGCATCTTACGATGAATTGATACGGCTGTTCCCACCCAGTGGACCGGACGATTTCCAACACGCGGTCGAAACGGTGGGCGAAGGGCTTCTATCATTCCTGGGCCACGCCGAAGGCGAGGGGGCTGACAGGGCCACGGTGGCACTAATTCTGGCCACCACCACAGTTGATACGAAGATATACGTGGGGTGAACGTAGCCGGAACGGGGGTTGCGCGATCGCAGCCCCCGTGTTACGATACGATACTGACAACGGCAACAGCCAACAACGAAAGTAAGAAAATGAAAGCGAAGAAAAGCAACACCGAGGCCGTCAAGCACCTGATGGAGTACAGCCGAAGCGGGGCACTGTTTCAGATGTTCCTGATACAGGCGCTGAAGCGATACGGCGACGATGTTCTGGCCTCCGAGTCCAAGGATTGGACCAACGGCATGATCTCGTACGAAGCTTGGCGGCGATGCGCCCAAGAAGCAGTCGACTTTTACGCTGAACGCACGGATGGTGTGCGATGAAACAGGGACAGCAATACATCGGGGTGGGGGGAGTTCTCCACCCCGACGATCTTGAGGCGAACGTGAAAACGGTGTCCCAAGGCGTGGCCCTAGAGTCGAAGGGGCGGAGCGATGTGAACCCCGCCGAGGCTATCTATTCAATCGAGGTGGGGTACACTTCGGGCACCCTCTATTTGTATGAACGGCAGACCTGCTTCATACCGAACGACACCGGAAAATACCAACACCTGAACGAATTTTTGGCCCTCAACTTCGGCATCGTTCTGATTGGGCCCTCACATCCGGCTTACCAGTCATTCATGACCCGAGAGGCCAGTGGCTTCGAACGGGTGGCTCTGATGATTCACAGTCTGGGAGAGGACGACATCGAATCGGTGATTGAATTGGCCGAAGACCTGCGGCGCGTTGTTAACTACCACACCCTTTACCAATCCGACGTGGAAAGGACAACGTAATGACTGGACAACTCGACTTCTCGGTTGAAATCAAATCCGGCGATGCCGCATTCGACGCCAAGAACTACCAGCGCGAAGTGGCGAGAATACTTCGTGAATTGGCAGACCGAATTGAAGCCATTTACGACCCCGTGGACGAAGGCGTTGAAGAAGTGTCCGATTTTGGATTTTTCCACGATATAAACGGCAACCGGTGTGGTAAATTCTGGATGACGAAACAACTAACAGAAGAAGACTGGGGGAATTAACACGCAATAGGGGTTGCGTGAGCGCAGCCCCTGTGGTTTAATAGTCTCACGATCAACGAAGGAGAGACGGCATGACCAAACTCAGATACAACGAACTCACAGTGCGGACCGGTGGATACCGGGCACAGTACGACCACCTGAACAGCCACAAATACATTGGCGACTACGCAATGCTCGCCTCAGGGAAGCACGACGTGGTGTCGGACGACGACGACGATCAGGACTTCTGCGAGCCGATCGGATACAATCACCTAGTCCGAGTGAAGAAGGTCGATGACAGCGTCACTGACGATGAAATCAAACAAGCCTTCTATCAAGAGTTCTCAGTCAGTGGTTGCGATCACGACTACGACTGTTGCGGATGTCGCAGCTTCCACGCCGGTCCGGTGGAGAAGGTAGGTGAAACCGACTGGGCCATTACGGTTCACTCAAGTCGCAACTTCTAGGGGGCCGATATGGCATTCTTCGACGAGACCAACACGCGAGAAGACAAAACGCACGAATTCAGTGCTATGGCTTCAGACATCGGGCTCCAACCGGGAAGATGGCCCGTGGACATTTACACTTCGCTGGGCAACGGGTCGACAACGGTTCAGGTCGGCAGAAAGTACCACAAGGGGGAACTGGTCAGCGTCCTCTACAAGCAGTCACTCGGTTGCATAAAGATTGAGGTATTCAATGACTAATTCAATCCTGAGCCACGCGCAGCTGGAAGCGCGATCAAAGCTGAGAATAATCGGCTGGAAATGGGACCACGAAACGGTCCAACTGGGGGTTCTTAGACTTAAGGTCTACCCCCAACAATTCGAACAATCCGAACTGAAAACCAAGGGCTACAGCCTGAAATCTGGCGTTCTGGTCGCTGAAATCCTCGCAGATGGACGAGTGAAAATGGGAGAAGTCAAATGACCTCGAAGAGTACAATATACTTTCCTGATGGAACGGTCGACGTTAAAACGCACGACAAAGAAAAGGGATTTGATCTTGCCCGTGAATGGATTGGGGGATACATAGAACGACTACACCCCGACTACCTATTGGGTGCTAAATATGAAGACCGACAACGGCAAATATTCGTCAACGAGGACGGGAACATTCTTCAACTCGAACGAAACCGAAACCCGGAATTCATAAAACGATTCGGCCACATACCTCTGTGCGGAATCATTGTGGTGGCTGAAGACTGGAAGATGACCTGAATCAGCCCGAATAGGGGGTTGTGGACACGCAGCCCCCGTGGTATAGTAGTGTTGATCGAGGGGCACGGTGCCCCTCACCAAACAGGAGCAAGGTGCTCCACTAAATCGGACTTAACGCAAGGGAGTTTGCAATGTCCAATACTCAAGTCTTCGCCGGACCAAATGGCGACGTCGAACTTGACCTCGATATGGTCAACATCGACACTCTTCGGGCTCAGTTGAAAGAGGCTGAGATTAAGTTCCACGGTCGGGCTGGCCTTCAAAAGCTTTTGGTTCTCGCCATCGAGAACGAGCTTGAAGTCGATCAAGTCGACCCCTCGACCGGCAATGTCATCGGCAAGGATTATCGCAGCAAATACGGTCGCGATCAAAATTGCGGTGATCAGGTGGTTGCGGCGTTCAAGGACGCGGTGGTCGGTGACGACGAAGACGCTCGATGCGATGCTCTTCGGGCCGTTGCCAATGCGAACGACATCAACTACGACCGTTGGTCGCACCTGAACATCGGCATGCGCCGGATGAACCTCGGCAACGTGTTGCGCGGCATGATCAAGCGCGGCGAGGCCGTTACCATTGGTTCCCAGACTTGGGAAGCAACGGACATCGAGGACGAAGACACCGCTCAGGCGCTGTAATTCAACCCTCACAATCAGCAGAGGGGCCGGGAGTAATTCCGGCCCCCTAGTTGTCTTCTAGGGAGACACTGAAATGGAAACGATCGAAACACAATGTGGTCATCAGATCACTATTCGTCCGGATGCGGACGCAATGGACCCGAGAGACTGGTCCGAACAACTGATCGCCGTACGTAAATCGAACAGATACCTGCGCGGCGACATCGACATTGATGGGTACGAAAACTACGAAGACTTCGTTCAAGAGCGGGAACGATTGGGCGATTCAGTCTTTCCTCTGTACATGTACGTCCATTCAGGCGTAGCACTCAGCACCTCTCCATTCGGCTGTCAATGGGACAGTGGGCTGGCCGGTGCGGTTGTTGTACCGAACGACCTAAAACAACACTTCTGCAACGATGAAGAAATCCAGAACAGTGTGGAGTCATTTCTGAGGATTATGACGGCTTGGATGAATGGCGACTGTTACTGGTACGAAACCTCCAAAAATGGGATGTTGGTCGATTCCTGTTCCGGCTACTACTCCTTCGATGAAGCAGAACAGGCAGCAAAGGAAAACATAGCATGAACTTTCGAGGTGATGCACCTGATTTCAAACGTGGACCCGACTCATTCGCGTCCGCATTTCATCGGCAGGACGAGGCTCTTATTCGTAAAGCCTTTACTAAACCGAAAAACCCCAACAATATGGGACACATTCTTGAAGCCCGACTAAAACTGGAACGGCTACTTGAGTTCATGGCCCAAGACCTGAACGTTACAAAAAGCCAAATTATTCATGCGTTCAGGACCAACCGAATCGACAAACTGCACGAAGCGATCGATCGAAAATGGCACTATGGTTCTACCCAATTCGCTGTCATCAACGACGACCTTCGTGCGCGCAAACTTCCCGACACCCAATGGGTGCGGGACATGAAACGCACACGCTCTCTGGCCGGAATGCCTCGCAACGTGTTTGCTGGGCAAGTCACCAAGTCATGGAACGCCGCTAGTGGGCTGGGTAAGCCCGACGTGGACACGGCGTCGTCTGGGACAACGGATGGGTCACCCGTGGCCGCTACAGCATAGCGGGCTATACCACCAGCCCGTCCACCGATAACGGACAAGGGAGACACACCGTGTCAGACATAAAAGTGCAATCTATACTGGACGACTTCATCAACCCTTCCAAGACAATCGAAGGCGCTGAACGATTCGTCATCAACAATGCGAAGAGAGTAGTTACTGTTAACTACAGAAAGGGGTCCATAGACTTCGACATGGCATGCGTTAAACCCGTGTACTTCGAGCGCATGGAGTCCTTCATACGAACTCACTTCGAAGGAGCGTCCATCACGATTGTAGACTAACCGGCCCTAGCACACGCACGGCCCCCGTGCTATACTAGGCGATGTGGAGGGTCTACATATGGACAGTCCAGACTACGAAGACGATGAGGAGGACGATGAGGAGTGTTTAGAGTTGATACGAGCCGGAGAGGCTGATGGTGAACATCCCATCAACGAAGCCTGCGAGGTAGTTGTTAACTCCCTAGGTTCCATAGCTTGGTTCATAGGGGCACTAACCGGAGGACTTTCTCGGGAGTAATGGGAGGCGCGGGTTTCGGCCCGCGCCTTCTTTGTAATCCGATCGGAATTAAGCTTGACGCGCAGCCCCCGCGCTGCTAAAATCAACGAGTCGCTAAAGGAGCGACGCGCAAATGAAGGAGAGCAGAAATGCACAAGCGCACATTCAAACTCGAAGACAAAACGATCGCGGTGATCGAAACCGACAGCCTGTCGACTCTGGCGAATTTAACGTCCGCCTTTTTCTGCAGCCACAAAGCTTTCGGCTTCCCGGTAGAGAAAGACTTTCTACTCGCGGTCGACTTTCAGGACGACGTTCCGGCCTACTCGGACTTGAACGACTTCTGATCTCGCACAGATTCTGAACTTTGAAGGCGCGGGTTTCGGCCCGCGCCTTCTTTGTATTCAGCTGGAATCAATGTCTACTCGGGGAATGCAGTATACTTCCCCATCATCTTTCATTCTAGAAAGCCGGGTTAACAGGCGGAGGCCGGAAAGCCGGGTTAACAGACGGAGGTTGTGCCCGACTGGGCCTTTAATCTCTCCAAATTTGGAAAGAGTTGGGAAAGGGTTGGGGATCGAGTTGGGCGAGATTGGGAGTTGGCCAAATTTGGGGGCCCGCGTCCCGTGCGGCTTGTCGGCGTGTCGACACTCTCCGAGTTGGGCTTCGACCCCTCCAACCCGTGTCTCCACCCACTTTTTCCCGTTTTTTACATACCACCAACCACAACACCCGTTACTTTCTTGCCACATGGGGGCCGCGACCATTACTATATCTCAAACCCAAAAAAAATTAAAGAAAAAAGGGTTGGGAAAAAAAGACAAGATTGGGCAGTTGGCCAAACTATTGGGCAGATTGGGCAGTTGGTTAAATTTGAAAAGAGCCGCGTCCCGTGCGGCTGATGCCCTTATCGCCCAACTAATATATAGGTTGGCCAAATTTGGGACTCCAGATATCTCAGAGTCCCAACTCGCCCAACTCAAAGCCTAACCCTTTCCCAACTTTTTCCAAATTTGGTCCCTCCAAATTTAACCAAATTTGGGCGGAGTTGCGTCGCAATACTCGTGCAACTGACGCTTGCGTCGCAACCCCCGCGCATTGGGGCCGCGTCTGTGTCCCTTTTGCCACACCCTCTCCAGACCTGCTCTCCAAATTTGGCCAACTTTGGCCCTAAACCCACCCCTTATGCCACAGCCCCCATCGTGGTATAGTATACTACACAAGGGAGAGTTGCAATGCCTAGATATATCCGTCAAATACCTCGCGACCTGTTCAATGAGGCCAGTTTACTGAATTCCATAGGCCACCTCTATTTGAAGGTGGAGGATAACCCCAATTGCGAGGTTATTTACGATGGATACGATGCCCCCTTCGACGTTTACCAAGACCCGGCTTCCGGGGATTTGACCGTCGATAACCTTTACTTTGTATTGCGGGGGGTACGGATGGTATTTTCCCGGCCCCTCAACAGTCGCGACAAACACCCGCTCTATATCAGCATTGAGGGCGACGACGACACTCGCATGCAGGTTTTCCATGCCGATGGCGTGATGACGCCCGACATGCAGCATTTAATTCTCGGAGATGGCAATGATTAAGAAGTTGGAGTGGATTCGAGTCGATCCGGTCACGTACAGGGCTAATAGCCGATTCGGAGCGTACTTATCTTCCTACGAACCGTGGGAGGGCTATACCCTTCGCGGTCCGGGGATTGAGGATATATGCGTTTGCGATTCCATAGACGCGGCCCACCGAGTTGGGCAAGAGATTTACGAGAACTTGCTGGACAGCCACCCTATCCGGGTCGAATGGACCGCATGGGACCACGAGTTAGCCCGCAAGGAGGGGTGGGGTATTTGCCAAGTCGATCACGAGGGCCACCCGCCGTGGGAACTATCCAAACTCGACGAGATGGAAAAGTTCCCCGGCGACTGCGAAGTCTGGGTCCATGTATTCGTCCACGCAGTATTGGGCAGTAGCCTGCATATTCGGGCACTGGCGTACTTAAGGGAAGTGTCGCCGCAGGAATTCGTCCAAATCGCGAAGTATTTAAGCAAAATGGGGACTAAATGATGACTAGCACACCATTCCAAAATGGAACTCCGACCGGTCGCGTCGATATGCACGGGATTGAAATCCGGTGCGGCGATATTGTCCGCTACAATCTTGAGGGCTCCCACACCAAGAAAGAATACTGGAACCCTGAGTACCGCGTCATTTGGCGATCGCCAAAGTTCACGCTGGAGCATACTGGCGGAGGCAAACCGGGGGATAGTTTTGATTTCATACTGACATACGGTGGGACGAATGGCGATTTGGAAATTATTGAGCCGTGGGAAGAGCCCGGACCCTTAAATAAATGCAAAGCGTGGAACGACCTGCTTATGTTCCACGCCCTGCCCCCTTACGATACCGGGTCCAATATTGTTGCAGGAGATGGGTACTTCTTAAAGAGTTTCGAAAAAGAGCATGGTATGAAAATGGAAGAAGTCGAGCAAATGTTGGGTTTTGGCACCCTTAGTAGTCGGTTCCGAAGTATGAAGGACAGATTAGCAACTGCCATACTAAAGAACCCTTATTTGGAGGACGAATGATGACGACGATGGGACTAAGAGACGTAATCGCCGCACTCACAACGGATGGAGAACCGTAATGAATACGACCAACTTGAACGTCGCAAGAGCGGTTAAAGCAGACGATAATCGTTTGGTGAGCCCTTTAGACTTGCTAGACCTCGCTCGCGAAGAATTGCACGAACTGGAAGCGTCGGGGAAGCCCGCGAACAAAGCCATTGTAATTCTATTGCGAGATGTCCCGCCTGATAAAGCGGGCAATGGATCATTCATCACCGATTGGATGGTGGCGGGCTTGCGCGTCTCTGAAACCATTGCGCTCTTGGATGTCGTAAAGGCCGACTTCCATGCGCTAATATCAGGGGGATTAGACTAATGTATATCGGATGGCTTTGGTATTCGTGGGCTTTGCCCCTGTTAATTGAGGTTAGGCCCTACACGGACGGGCGCGTGTGGACGGTCCAGATCGGGCCGGTCAGCTTCGTCATTGGTCAACACAAGATAAAGAAAACGTAATGACCCGGTGTCCGAAAATTGTCCCGGTTTCAACCTACGAACTTGCTGAACTTATGAATCTCACCACTGACAATGGCAAGGCTGTTCAAGGCGTCATACCGAGTGGCAATATTGATGTTTCAGGGGACGGCGAATGGATGATTGAGGCTCTAATGGCGATCAGAAGCAGGGGTCCGTTTGAGGAGATCGACGGAGAAAGATTTTGGCGCGCTACGGACGGGGAGCTTATCGGACCCCTCGACCCATCTGCACCCACCGAACAAGATATGCGACCGCTGCAACGGCGAAGGCTTAGTGAGGATTAGATATGACTGACACACCCATGACATCTGCTGAAGCACTCATGGCGGCGCACCAGATTGAGAATTGTTTACCGCACCATAAGGAACAATTACCTGCCACCCTTCGCGCTTACGCCGACCTTCTGGACCACAAGGTTCCCGATAGATTGAGTGAGGCTGTCTTTGATGCGATATATGACCACGAAAAACCGACGAGCGACGTGCCCCTGTCCAGCGCGCTAGATGTTAGTGCTGCCACAGACGCCATCCTTGCTCTTATCCCCCCCGCCATTCGTGACGCCGCCGAGTTATATCGTGCCATAATTGGTAGTGATGGAGAACAATCCAGTGAATAGTAACGACAGAGCAATTGAACGAGCGAGGTCCGCAACCAGTGGACATCGCGCCGAAAGTCTAACCGATGGGGACGAGTGGGGAGTATGGAGGTTTTCCAATCCCGAGACTTGGGTGTACGGCTTCTATGTAGCGTTCGCCCCCGGCCACGTATTCGTCGGTGGGGATATTGGTGAAATGGTAGTAACCCATTATGGTGCCGCTAAAACCATGCAGGAAGCGCTGAATTGGTTGATCTCCGATCGCCCCGATTTGGATTATTTATTGGGAAAGTCCAATAAAGAGGAGGTGATTGATATGCGAGCGACGCTGGAGTTTGTTAAATCGGAACGCAAAAATTACGTCGACGATGGCGACCCCGACGAACCGACCCTCAGAGGATTCGACCAATTAATTGAGGACATCCCCGCCACTGAACCGACCGAAGTGCCGAGGATGATCTACGACAGTGGGTTGTTTGATGGCTACGCATGGTACGGTTCGATGTCGTTCGACAGCACTGCAAGATTCCAAATGGCCTGCCTCCTGCAGGCCGCTGAAGCCATCCGAGAGGAAATACTATGAAACGCTTTTTTGACATTATATCAATAGGGGTGGTGGTACTATTTGCCCTGTCCCTATTGGGGTATTTGGTTTATATCGCGCTGAACCACTGGGTATTCGCGTCGATGGTAGTAGGATTTTTCCTGCTATCCATGCTGCTCTTTTGGTCGATTGCCAGAGTCAAGTCTATGGTCGAGGGAAGGCCGGATAGTTACGACTGAAGGGGGTCTAGCGTCGCAGCCCCCGCCGTGGTATAGTAGTGTATCGATCAAGGGAGACTACTGATGAACAAGGAACTGCTACTCAAGTCCGCCGAGATAATGGACAATTTGGACCCGAAAATTTACAACCAGTCGGACTGGTTTACCCGCCCGAAATTCGAGAGAAAAGACCCTGAAACGGGCCTGCCCGAGGGATTTTGTGGAACAGCGGCCTGCTGGTTGGGCCACATGGCGATCAGCCCTGAAATCCCCGGCATCCAAGTAATGGACAGGGGTGAAAGCCACCCCAACCCGGATTACCGGTACTATGCTGGGAACGGAAATCCTAGTCAAAGTTCCGGGCAAATCGCGTCGAAAGTCTTTGATATTCCCTACGAGCATGTAATGGAGATGGTAGGTTCAATGGCCAACCGGCCCGGAGGGTTCTTCTGGTACGCCTCCGATGCCGGTGTCGCTTCGCCTACCAAGATGGTGGCCTCAGCCATTCGCAATTACGTCGAGACAAATGGCGAGATTATGGACCAGTTCGAGGCTGAAAGACGGAGGACGAACCGATGACTACACCAGCTGCTGCCAACGCTTATTTAGCCAACCACCTATGGCGAATGGAGGACAAGCGCCCCGCCGTTTACAACCCCAAAAACCGACCAATCGAGGAGTTACCTTTCATATTGGGTTTCAATAATGGAGGAAGTCCCCGCTGGTACAGTGCAATCGCCATAGCCCAAGACGGAACAGCATTGGGGGGTCACGTTTGTTCCGATGAAGGGTACATGCCCCACGACCTTGGCATTCTGGAGGGTACTCGGCCTGATCGCCACGAAAAAGAGTACCAGAAGCATTATCCGGACGGTTATCGTATGGATTTTATTCCATCGGACAAAATCGAGTCGTGCGAATTATTGCAAGAGGCGTTCCGCCTGAACGCGCTGCTGCCAAAGGATAAGGACGATGAATAAGGAACTACTACTCAGAACTGCCGAGGTCATGGACCGGGTCGAGTACTACGACCAATCCGAATGGATAGACCAAATGGTACTGGAGTCCCAACGCTTCGAAGAAGACGGCAAGATGATTTATCCGGAGGAGGGCTTTTGCAATACCGCCGCCTGCTGGTTGGGCAGTTGCGCAGTTAGTCCCATAGTGCCCGAGATTTGGATCAAACGCTGGGGCACAGACCGGGACCGGGGGCCGGGAATGCCAGCCGCACAACGTTTCACCATTGAGAATGCCAACGGGGACCCGAGGATGGCGTACGGGGACGAGGATTTAGTCTCCCTGTTCGATATACCGAGGACCCACTATAACTCTCTAGTCGATGGTTCAGCCGATTGTAATTACGGCTTCTTCCACTGGGCCAACAACTACGGCCACGAGGGCGATTTGCCGAGAAACAAACGAGCGGGCCCGAAACATGTTGCCACTGCAATTCGCAAGTACGTCGAGACCGATGGGCAGATTATGGAAGACTATCTGGACTGGAAGGTAATGGGGAAGTACCATGACTGAATTTTCCGACACGACGCACCTGCCCCCATACTGGTGGGAGGAAAAGGACCCATCGGGTTGGATGTACGAGGGTGCCAAGCCCGAGGACGTGCGGATAGTCAGCGCCGCGATACGCATTACTCGCCGGGGCTTTATGCCCCATGTAATTCCGGGCGCAAGACACTTCTCCCCCGGTATGCGAAAAATCGTCGACAGGATGGTGCACGAGGGGGTATTCAAGCAGAAGCACGTGCTGGCGGCTGAACAAGGCTTCATCGATCAGTACGACCGGTATTGGACCCGTGAACAGGCTTGGGAAATCGTAATGTTTACCGGCCAACCGCTCACCGATCGCGCCAAACAAACCGGAACCCTGTACAGCGAGGACCTATACTAATGGCGAAGTTGTTCGAACCCCAAGCGACAATGACGCACTACGCCATGGCGCTGCCGGATGGGGATGTTACTATATTGGACCAGAACGAACTGGACCATCCGGACGGGGCCCTGAGCGACATTATTGACGAATACGATGGGGTGGACAGTTGCGACTACAACGGGCATTTCGGTGAGTTTATTTTCTATCGGGTAGAACTTGAATATGACACCCCGGAACTCCATGCCAGTATTATTGCCACCACCAAAGAGTATTTAAGGGAGATAAAATCATGGCCTACTCACAAGAAGTAAGAGAAAAAGCGTACGCTCTCGACCCCGAATGCTGGATATCCTACTCCGGTAAACCCCGCCGTTTCAAACAGGAGATGGACAGTCGGAGGAGCGAAGCGCTCGCGAAAGCCAGCTGGATGCTGCGAGAGTATGAGGTGCCGGAAGAAATCGAAAAAGCGGATATTGTCGAGCGCCTAGAAGAGCTGGAGAATCGACTGGACACTGCAATGAGCGCCTTGAACCGCACAGTGAAGATTTTAGAGGAACTGATGGAATCCGAAGGGTACTTGAAATAACCCCATCGGCGGAGAAGCAATCCCTTGACCATCAGGTATTGAGGGGTGTGTAGTCTCCCCTTTAAGCTAGATAGAAGAGGACTGAAACATGACCAAGACAGTTGAAGAGCAAGTGGACGAAACGTCCGGAATGAGCGAGGGTTTGGTAAAGCGGTTGTCGGTCATGGGTTTGCTATGGGCGGCTACCGTCCGAATTTCCGAGTCGATTTATCATCGCGTCGTGATTGCCGGGTCCGCAGACGCGGCCCTAGCGCTTATTAAAAAGCAAGGCTGGGAATTGCACGAGGGCGGTGGACCGGGCCACGATATTGGCCGGTATTTAGTGCTGGACTAGGGATGGGACGGAGGATCACCAAAAAACTGGTTCAAGACAAGGTGCGGGAGTGTACACATACTTCCACACCGCAGATAAACACCAACAGTGACCAGTCCAGAGGTGAACCCCGGTTCCACTACGTGACCTGCAACCACGAACACTGCAGGTGTGCAGTAGATGGAAGCGAAAATTTTCGGGTCGTGGAGCGCCGAGCGGGTTATATAATTGAAGCGTGGAAGAATAGAGGCAGCGAGCGATGAACCACCCAGAACAACAGCACTACCATGATCGACGCAGGCAGGGGTGGTACTATGTTTATAGCCACCGCCACAATTCCGTCAAAACGGGGCTAATGTCCAAGGCGGAGGCCCGAGCGTGGATGCGGAATAGTGTTTTTGTCAAAACGCTGAGGGTTGCTAAACATCCCAATTGCCCCAAATGGTGGCAGATATGGAGGTAGGGCAATGAGTAAACCTATGACACCAGAAGAAGCGCGGAATGTTGCTAACGGGATTGCCGCGCTTTGCGAAACAGACGAGGGGCTGGACACTCCGAAAGGCCGCATCGACTTGCGCGAAGTCGTTAAAAGCCTCAATGAACACGCCGACATGCTGGAGCGTCAGACCGTGGATAGGGAGGCTGTCAAGCGAATACTTTACCGGCTATATGGTGATGCTTGCGCTAACGAGCAGGCACTCTCAACAGGCGCAAAGATAAACATCCCTGACATTGACGGCGTTGCAGCCGCCATCCTTGCTCTTATTCCGCCATCTTGTGCATCAGATAGCACCGTAAGTGAGCCACAAGAGGATTTGTCTCGCACCATGTTGGTTCCGAGCGAAATCATCCACGCGGCGAGCGCCCTATGGGATGCGGTAGATGAAGCCTCGATTGCTCATAGGGTGGCAGAGGAACACGACCGGCTTGGTAAGGCTTTTGGAATACTCGAAGATATGAAGCCCGCCCCTACAGGAGGTGAGTGATGCCGACAGCTAGTCCAGAATTACGCGACGAATGGCACGACGAAGGTGACATCGGATCAATCAGATTTCTTGAGCAAGCTGGATACGTTTTGGGCCGGGATTGGCAATGGCGACACCCAATGAACAAGACGCCTACCGAGAGGGAAGGACGCGCCATGTCGTATCTAATCGAGGAATGGGACTTCGGACAATTCACCACCACCCCGCCGCAGGAGAACAACAATGACTGACAAGATTGTAGAGGCCGCGCTTCCCGCTTTGATGGATTACGCAGAAGCGTATGACATGTTCCCAGATGTTGACCCTGACCCAAGACACGCCGTCGAGAAAATTATCAACGCTGTCCGTCCAATGATCGAGGCCGCAGCCTTCGAGCGTTTGGCTAAGGTGGCGGAGGCCGATGGTTATTTGTGGGCCGTTAGGGATGACCAATCTATTGAAGAAAAACTAGAAGATTGGATTAGATCACAGGTGAAGCCATGAGCGATTTTTATTTCCCCGTAAAAACAGGGCGCGGGCTTCCCGCCGATTGCCGCGAGTTATGCCGCCGCCTTGTATTGCGAGAGATGCGGAAGGGGTCTAGCGCAGAGAATATCGCTCGCCGCATTAACTGGACGCCCGCCCGCTTGTGGAATTGCTTGGCCGCGTCCGAAAGGAAATGGGGCAGATCACAGCAAGCATTAAATTGGTTCTCTGATATTTGCCTATCGTGCGGTTGCACTCCGCACCTCTCTGTTGAGCCGCAGGTGACGCCATGAGTTCATATTTCAGACTCACCAAGGCAAAGAATGGTGAATATTATTTCACACTGTACGCGGCCAATGGAAAGCCTCTCGGCCAGTCTGACACCTACAAGGCCAAGGCCAGCGCGATACACGGCATTGAGGTTGTCAGACGCGAGGCGGGCAATCCAGATCGGTTTTTTTATAAATCTGCTCCGAACGGCAAAACGTACCTCTCACTCAAGGCGGGCAATGGGGAAGTCATGCTGACAGGTCGCGGATACACTTCAGAGGACGGAGCAAAGGCGGGGGCAGAGGCAATTACCAGAGCCGCCAAAACTTTAGACATATGGGATGCAACATGATCGACCTACTCGTAGTGGTTGACGAAACATGACATAGACGCAGCCCCATGGTCATGGTATACTGTACGTAAGATAAGGGAGACTCAACATGAGTTACAGCATCACTCTTGCCATTCCAAACCAGAAGGATTTGGAGTACGGCTTCACTTTCAACCTGTCGCCGTTCTTTAAAAAGCACGTTCGGCTGGGCAAAGAAAGCGGACTTTATGCCCTTTCGGGTTTATCAGCTAGTGCCGCTCGTTTGGTTCTCAGGGCAGCACTGGATTCGATATTGGACGAACAACACCAAATGTCCGCCAACCCCGATCAAATTTCCAAGCTTTACGAAGTGTCGGGTTATGGAAGAGTCCACGAGGCCATTGCGTTCCTTTGGCGGTTGTACTGCGATTGCGGCGACCATCCTTTCGGTGAATTGGAGGTAGTAGGATGAACAAGGAACAGTTCCTAGATGAAATCTTTCGTATGTCACCGTCCCAGCGAAAAGCTGTGGATGTTGCTATTGCCACGCAGCAGATCAAGCGCCAGATTCCGAAAGAGGAAAAGATTGATGCCGCTATCGACGCCGTAAATGGTGGCGGGTTTTCATACACCGATTATTTAGTGGGAGAATTAGAAGTGACCAAATTTGAACGAACAGAAGAAACAGCGCGAAGGCTCTACGAGCGACTGGCCGACGATCTGGAATTGACTTTCAGTGATGATTATTCGGGTCGTGCAATGTACGGCGAAACATGCTGGGGAGTTTCCGGCGACGCCAGAGATGCCGAGATCGGTTTCACTTTTTTCGAGGCGGCGGTTGAAGAGGGCATGGACCCCACGGACTATGAGGAAGTGCGCTGGGTGCGGTCCCTATTACCCCTTCGCACCGATTCGATGGGTCGCGGAGTGATCTGGTATAATCCATCAGTTCCAAGGATGCTTCGCAATGAATAAGGACAGGATAGAGCGACTGGCGGATTTCATTGAGAAGTCCGAAACTGAAATCCAAATGAGGCGAGAGTTCGAGCCGCCTTTCCTTGAACAAGACCCTCGCAGCCATCCAATCGAGTGTTACACAGCGGCTTGCATTGCCGGTTTTGCTTGCGCAATGGGGCAGGCGAATGGAGAGTTGGTTATCCAATCGAACGACAACCACTACATGGGTATCGCGGCGGGATACTTGGGCATTGATCCGGATGGAGAGTTTGACAATGTCCGCGATCTGTTCATGCCGAGTCTACCCCGGTATCGTTGGAGTTCCGGTCCCGAAGCGTTGGGCTATATTACCAAGAAAATGGCGGTGAAAACACTTCGGCATTTGGCCCAAACTGGAGACATAGATTGGGAGGCGGCTAATGGATAGCAAATGTCCCCATATCGCAAAGCTGGACTATAGGACAATATTTTCCTTCGATTCCAACCTACCGGAGAAGTACCATCTGCTGATGAACGACTATTTTCAGCATTTCGTACAGTTGGATTTCCGCGACAGTGACGACGGGAAGTCTAAGCGAGACCTCCAACCGGTCCATTGCGTGAATTGTGGAGCGCCTTGGTCGGGTGCTGAGGGCTCCATCGAGTGGGGGGCTAAGCACGGGGAGGTCCATTGTAAGGACTGCCAATGGCCCGGACGCGCCATCCACATTGTCCAAGACCCTGAAACGGGTGAGAAAATAGCCACTCTTCGCAACTTCCCGTTGATGGTACACCCCGACTATGTAACGAAAGTTTTAGACGGAGGCTTGCCGAAACTATGAAGATGACTCAAGACCTCACTTATTCACTGATTCCAGATCAAGTGATGAAAGAGAAAGGGATGCCCCCTATTGGAATTGTTATGTGGGCCTTAGGGAGGTCTAGTCATTCTCACAGTTTCGACACGATTAAAAACGGACTTGAATATTTTTTGCGATTGGGGAAGTATTCGGTCCTAGCAGACGGAGGCTGGGGAGGCCCGCCGGGACCGTGGTTGTTCCATTGGAATGCAAAACACAATCTTTGGACATTTGGAGGGTATTATGCAGGTTAGTTTCGACCCCTTTGAGATTCGCGAGATACAGACGGCGATGAACATTCGCATCAAATACTACGAGGACCGGAACGAGGGCGACAAAGCCGAGTATGTGCGGTATATCAAGGGCAATTTAGATATGCTGTTGGAGGCGAACGCCCGGTATGGACCGCAAGAGGGCTGACTAGCACCGCAGCCCCCGGCGTGGTACACTGTGCACAGATAGGGAGATAGGCATGCACGAGTACGCAAAGTTGTTGGTTTTGGTGTTCAACCGCCATCTGGTGAAATTCAACATCCACTTCAAGACGAGGGAGATCAAATTGGAGCCGAAAGAAGAGGGCGATGACCCCACGAACAAGTGGGCGGACAATGTCCTTGTCGTGTCGAGTAAAATGTATGCACAGATCAGGATTTTGGGAGGAAGAGCATGAATCCGGTAGCACAAATGTTAGGTTCCAATTCGTTGGACAAACTGATCCCCAGCGTGGACTGGCCGGAGGGCGAGAGCGGAGTTTGGAAAATCCAGAAGTTTGAAATCAGTGAACATGGTGCCACCATGTTCAACATGCGCGCCGCGCTGGACCCCGGAAATAGGTGCGTTGTTCCCGGATCGTACACCCGTTTGGTTCGCGGCAGAACGACTGTCATGTCGGATACTCCCGCCGAGAAGCGGGACCATTATAGTTTTATTCGCGCCGCTCACGGAAAAGTCCTAGTTAATGGACTGGGTCTGGGAATGGCCACTAATGCGTTGCTTCTAAAGAGCAACGTGGAGCGGGTGGTTGTGGTCGAAAATAGTGAGGACGTCATCTCCCTTGTCGCCCCTCACTTTCGATCCAACCCCCGCTTCGAACTTGTTGTAGGCGACGCGCTGGAGTTGAAGCCCAAAGATTTTGATGTCAAATTCGATTGCGCATGGCATGATATTTGGGACAGCACCACCCCCGAGGAGTACGAGGAGATGAAATTCCTCAACCGCCGATGGGGCAGGGCAGTGGGTTTCCAAGGTACGTGGTGCAAGGAAGAGGCAGCGAGAAATGCTGCAGAGGAGCGCCGGAGTGAACGAGGCTACTATTGGTGAACGGGTGTCGATGCAAAGAGCCTTATACGGTAGCCGTGCGGGTGGTAAATCGTGGCACCGGAGAATGGTGGCCTTATACCAAGTGTACCGCCTGTGGTTGGATGCAAAAGAGAGAGGGGCCCACGGAGGGCCCCGCCAACAGCAAAAATCAGGAAGTAAAAGCATGAGCGAGTCTAATGAAAATAGTGGATCACTGGACCCCAATTATCCTCATAAAATGGTGTTGCAAGACGATGCAACCCCCGGCGAGATTGTCGATATTCTCAATTCACTGGGAATGGTGTGCAACGATATCACATATGAAAGCCTACCGGAGCGGTCCCGTCGACATGTCCAAAGAGACTCAAACTTTCTGGAAAGCTTTGCCGGTCTTGAACTCGAAAACAACCACGTAGTCAACAGCGAGGACGACGATGGCTCTGCCTAAACAGCAGGTATACGGCGATTCGGGCAAAAGGTTGGGGGTTTCGAAGGCTCAGTTCTATAGTTCCGCATGGTTTAGGTTCCGCCGCAAGGAAGACGGCAAGTGGTTGGCGCTGGACGGCGAGTCTTTAGTAGATAACGACTTCTGGGCCTATACAGGCAACGCACAGCAGGCGGAGGCTTTAATGAAAAAGAACCCCGAGTTGTCGAACCCCGAAAAGTGGACCAAGATGAATGTAACCAAACAGTTGCGGTCCGATGCGATTAATAACAAAGCGAAAGTGAGACAGTTATGAGAACGAGCTTTTTTGGAGATATTTACTACGAACCCGGCGATGATTGGACTGCCGACGAGGGTTTTGGTGACATTGATTCGGTCGATGTTAATCCCGCCCATCTGGATGATCTACCCTATGCCGAGTTCCGGGACCACGAGGGGGAAACGCTGTTCAATGTTGAGTTTAGACTGGACACCCCCGTTGAACACATAAAAGTGGAGTTGGAAAAGGCTCTCGGGTCGTCGGTCATGATAGAGGTGATGGGATGAAAATTTATGTCGCCACCGGGAATGAACACAAGTATCTAGAGATTCGCCGCATATTGTCCTTCATGAACTCCGAATTTGTGAAGGTGGACTGCGAGGCCAGCGAAAATTTCGACTGCCCCGGCAAAATCGCCCGCAACAAGACGCTAAAGGCCCAAGAGGTGCTGGGGGACAAGTTGGAGGGGAACGACTGGATGATACTGGCCGAGGACAGTTTCATGGAGTTTGTCTTCGCCAATCGCGCCTGTAATTTCATCAATTGTTCCAAAGTATGGGAAGACGAAGATTTCGCGGTCGAGCATATTAGGCACCATCTTAATCTACAGCAGGAGTTGGATGGGGAAATCCTCGATGCCTTAACGTATACAGGAGTGGTGGTTGGATGCGCTGTATCCGTTATCACTCCCGATGTCCCGCAGAGCATTGTCCAGAACGTTGCATATGGACATTATGATTCTATACCTGCGGGAGATGGATGGGGGTTTGACAATTATGTCGCCATACCACCGTTTGAAGATCGGACAATGGGCCAGTGGACGGACGAGATGAAAGCGGTGCATTCGCCTAGGTCCAAGGCTATCATACGCGCGGTTTCCGATGTCTTGGCGAGTTCCGGTGAATGAGGCCCCAGTTTTTCGTTTCGGAGTCTATCCTTGAGGACCTGTCCAACCAAGCCAACAAGGTAGGGCACTCGCAGCCTTCTATACAGTTGTCTTCGGCAATGGTTAAGGGTCTGCTGGCCGACCTGTCCACCCTGAAACTCCGTCTGCAGCGGTACGATTCTACGATCGGGATACTGCTACCGGGCGTGAACCCGGATGATTACGACAAGGCAGTTGCTGTGCTAAAGTCGACTATCGACCAAGCCTGCCAGTGGCCGGATGAAATGTACGCAAAGCACTGGCAATCCCGCGAAATGCACAGGGTTTGGTTCAATGATGACACAGGAGACTGGGAAATTGACCAACATGCTTACGGACGGAAGGTGGAGGATTGAAACCACCTACACCATGCTGAATACCGAACAAACTTTTCTTTTTTGCGTGGACGAACTGTCCGATCTACACGACATCGTGGAGCAGGGGCCGGATTTCAACGCTCTGAAGTCCGTCCATATTGAGTACGCTTTCCGGGATGAATCCACTATCAACGAGGGCGAACTCGCCAAGGAGTTAATCGAATTTCAGAGCCAACTCGAATCGAAGTAGGCACCGGGGTGCTGATATTCTCAGTGGTAGGGGGCAAGAGATTTCCCTCTCTAATCACTGAAGTTTCTCATATTGGGGAGTGGGGTATCGTCTCACTGGCCGACACGAACAAAAAGTACATTCTCAGCGAGGATCGTACCGTGTTGAGGGAGCCAAACGATGCTCAACTTTATTCCTCGGACTATGGCGTCGCGTTGACCGGCGAGGTTCGAGAGCAGTGCGACAGGTACTACAGGTCCAACGACCTTCTAAACGAAATTCGAAAGTCGGCTCAGGAATTGGTGTCTACAGTCAATGTTCACCTGTCCCGGCACGAGTTTAGTGCAGACGATATAGAGACTTACCAGAAGCTTATAAAGAAAATGAGGAAGATATGTCAAAATTTCACGTAATGACAGACATTGAGACGATGGGCGTTGGGTCCAACAGCCCCATCATCGCGATCGGCGCAGTTTCGTTCGACATCAATGCGGAGCCTGGAACATTCGACGAATTGTTCTACGAGCGCGTAAATTTGGATTCGAACCTGAAAGCGGGTCGGCAAGTTCGCGCCGATACAGTCGCGTGGTGGTTCCGGCAAAATGACAATGCACGACATGAAGCCGCCGATGCAATTGAACGGGGCATGGACCTCGATAAGGCTCTCCAGAGTTTTAGGGTGTTTTTCGATGTAGTCGTGTCGAAGGGCCAGATAGACGGGGTGTGGTCGCACGGTGCCAGCTTTGACCTGCCTATACTAGAGGACGCCTACGCGGCCAACGGAGATACCGCCCCGTGGCCCTTTTGGGCTGACCGGTGCTCACGCACCCTAGCGGCGCTGACGGACGCCCGCAGTGTATCCGTGGACCGCCCCCGGCCTACCACGGCGCACGACGCACTAGAGGATTCCAAGGCACAGGCCGAGTGGGTCCAGAGGATGTGGCAATCCTTAAGTCGATAAGGCCAGCTGAGAGAACCGACAGTAGGGATGTTCACCACAATGTGCCACTCCCTACTGTATTCTATGGGGACCAGTTCCGATGGATGTGTATCAACGACAAGAGGAGGTTATTTCGCATGAGATACCCTCTTTACAAGAGATACCTAGTAACGGACAAAACCACGGTTCACTTGTTCGAAAAACTCGAACGAGACGCTTCCAAGTGGCTAAACGAGATGGCTCAGTATATGGAAGCGGAGGGCGTAGTAGTCACCTCCCACATCGCCGGTTTGATTTTCGACAACGATGCAGCCCCCGAAGAATCTAATAATTCCCTCGGAACGTTTGGCTGGTATAAAGTGGGCGATGCACCCGATACCAAGGGTGCTATTCGGGCCTACTTCATGCCGAGGCGAGATACTGAGGCCGGAAAGTACCAGTTTCAAACCATCTCGCTGTGGATTAAGCCCACTTGGGCTCACTTCCAGAGACTGGTGGGTTTGACCTCCTCTCCCGAAGAAAGGGACGGGGAAATTCTATGGGCCCATTACGAGAGAATGAAGGGCGCTATTGTGATCAACGTGCCGTTCAATATAAAAAAGCACCCCAAGGACACTATACCCATTAAAGAGTCCGAATACTGGAAAATGAGAGAAGAAAATGTCCAAAGCCCCTATAACACTGACGCCTGAACAAGCGAGTCACCTCCGAGATATTCTTCTAGTGGTTGGAGTCAGCGACGACGTAACCAATAGCGTTGCGGCGCTGAATGGAGAGTTTGTTAACAGGTGCCCCCTTGGTCCCCACAACCAAGAGGGCGTGTCGAACTGGATCAACAACATCACCAGCGAAGCCCGGAAGGTTTTGGTTCCCCTCGTATGGAAGCCCGAAGACTAAACGGATACTGGTGCTGCGCGCACCGATCTGATAAGATAGCGCATAGACAACTGTTAGGTATCAAGAGATGGCCGAAGCCAAACTAGTTAATGTTGGAAACTTCTACACCGTCATACTGTCCGCGTGGAGAAGCTTCAAAAACTTCAAGGGCCCCAATGCCGAGGCCCTAACTCTCGCGGCTAAAACTTCTATGGGCATAGACCGGGAAGCGGCGATCGATCGGATGATCAAGACGGCTTCCGAGATTAACAAAATTCGCAAGCAGGATTCGTTTATATCAAGCCTGATTGAGGATGCGATTAGGGAAGCGGATGTAACTTACGGGCACAATGGTAATCTTTTGTCGCTCGCCAACGTCTTCTCCGAGATTTCTATGATGCTGTTGTCGAAAGGGTATCATGTCCGCGCTGCCGAGGGTCTGGCCACCAATTGCGACGAATTGAGTGTGTTCTTCGTAGAATTATCAGAGGCAGACGAAGCCGTGGCTGCGGAGATCGACACCCGCATTGTGGTCAAAGATATGTACGGCGTCAAACTTCGCGCCTTTGTGACGGGCGACCAGCCGTCGCAAAATACCAAGCTGGGGTTGGACCCGGCTATTGCGAAGAAGCGAATGGATGCCGTCATCATCAACTCAAGTAAAGAGTTGTTGAGCCTTTTCGCCCGAGTCCTGAAGCCCCACTTAGCTGAGTTCATATCGAGCCGAGTAGAGGGGGCGACACCGTCCATGGTGGAAGAGGCCGTAGACGAATTCATTGACGGATATGGTATTTAAAGTGTAGCATGGAGTTTTAGTTGTGGAGAATATAATGCACTGTTTTCAAATCAGTTTTAATGCCGGTTCCGAAATGCAGTTCTTCATTTCCAATGAACTCCATGCAGCGAAGATCAAAGAGTCGATTTTATTTCGAGTAAAAAATTGGGCGAACTCGGATATAGACTATTTGTTCCATATTGAATCCGACGAGGGCGATTTTATGTTCTACGCTTCTCAAGTCACTTCATTCAAGTGCTACCGGCCAGCCGATGCCCAACGCGCTTTTGACGAAGCGGACATAGAGTCCGAGTTGGCGTCGATGGAAATTCCGGGAGAAGCGAATTGATTTTCTTTTGGATTGCAGTTGTAGTGGAGTTTCTCGTCGGAGCATTCCTGTACGGCATGTCTATTCGACACGCCTATTATCTGCTAACATTCGAGTGGAGGCAGGACTTGATAGCCAAAGCCGTTCTTGAGGTCGTGTTTGGATCGGCCTTTATATCTATTGCAACAGTGTCTATGGTAATCGCTCAATGACTAAAGAAAAAATTCTCCTTGTTGCGTTCATGGGGGTGGTAACTCTCGCGGCGTTTGTCTTCACCGTTGTTATGTCCAACCGAGACATCTACATTCAGGTTCCCAAAGGCTATTCCAGCCCCGCTGAGTACGCGGCGGATTTGGCGGTTTCGCACGAATCTGTTGTTGATGACATGGAAGCCAGTGTTGAACGGTTTAATCGAGTAGGCGCGCTCTACTATGTTACTGACGAGGAGCGGTTCGCCGTGCACCGGCAGTTGTCCCAGATTCGAATGCAAATCCTCGCGTCGCGGATAGAGTGCCACACCTACGTACTGGAATTACAGTCGTTGTCGGAGTCGATGTCCACGCCGATCGACGTACCGAGCGCCAGTACATGCAACGTTTTCCTTCCCGAGGGCTCTAATGAGACTTTACAAACAGAATAAGCCCGCCACCTGCGGGTTGGTGGCTTTTGCCCACGCCATTCATTCCGAAAGGGACCTAGAGTTCCTGCAAACCGATGTGGAAAAATTTCTAGGTCGGAGATTGGGGGAGAAGTTCATCGACCCCGAGACCAAGAACGAAATGGTGTCGGGTGTCACAACCGCAGAAATGTCCTGCCTTCTTTCCAAAGAGCGGAAGGTTCATTCGGTATTCGACCTTCAAGCCTACTCCGCTAGGTCCCTGTACGGGTACAATATCGACAGGTTGTCGGGAACCCGATGGCCGGACCATGTCTTCATGAATGGCATGCCAGCGGTACTGGGGGTAATCCGAACGGACGAACTCTATAATTCGGTTGGACACTGGATTTATGTGGAGGAGGGAAAGATTATTGATGGGCTTAAAGATAGCCCATTTGGCGACTGGGACGGAATCCAAGTTCTAATGGGGTGCTTGATAAGGCCCTGAAGGTGTGTTAAATTCTTCGAATTGTTAATCCATCTCAGGAGATAAAAAGATGGCCGCTACTAAGATGTCTTCCGAAGAGTACCAAGCCCGTTTGGCGGGTGCCCGTGCTGCGTTCAACACAATGTCGAACCAGTTTTCAAATGCTCCAACAGCAAAGAACCAATCCCTTTTGAGTTCTATGAGCAACGAGTTTCAGGCGTACCACAACGCCGCTTCAAACTCCGATAAAACCGAATATTCAGTGAATCTCACTGCATCCTAAAATGGGTGCGTTGACGGACCGGCCTGCCGTGTGATAATCTGTGTCTCCCCCTCGGAGATGACCATGAACAGATCGCCCTTTGACACCGTAGCACCGAAAATCAGGCAAGCCGGTCTAGCACCCATCCCCCTCGGAAAACCTGAATCCGGCGACTCAGCTAAGGGTTCGAATATCAAAGGGTGGACCAAGTTCGCCCGAGACCTCCCATCGGAACAGATGGTTGAGACGTGGTGCAGGACCTATAAAGGCCACAATATTGGCGTAGGGCTTGGCACCAGAATTGGAAACTTCCAATTAGTCGCGGTGGATATCGACCACAACGACTTTCAAGAAAAAATCGAATATGCACTGGGCCGCAAAATCTGCGGTAAGGTCGGGAAAAAGGGAGCCACTTGGTTCTGCCTAGCTAATCCAGACATGAAGAACAAATCCTTCAAGACGAAGGAACACGGGATGATCGTCGAAATCCTGTGCAACGGTCGGCAGACCGTGATTCCACCATCCATTCACCCGGAAACGAACAAACCCTACGAGTGGCTGGGCGAGACCACTATCCAGAAAGTCGATCTGGAGTCGTTGCCGGTACTGTCCGACAGTTCCATGATCGAGATAAACGAAATCGTCAACGGGGACGACGTTTACTTCAACGGTGGCAAAGTCTCTTTTGGCAAGATCGAGGAAATCGTCGATGGCATCAACCACATGGTGTGGGCCGGAGTAGGTGGAGGCGGGACCACGCACGACAACCGCTTACGCTGTGCGGGGCACATGGTGGCCACGGGGTGGTCGGACGACGACGCTGTGCGCCGGTTGGACCACGCGATGCGCGAGGCTTGGAGGCGGTCGGACTCTGATGATGAACCCGATTGGTCGTCAGTAACCAAAGAACACCAAGACATGATCAAGGGAGCCCGCGAGAAGGGCTTCGACGAGAGACCAGCTTCTAAGGGCAGAAAGAAAAAGCCCGCCGAGCGCGTTCTAGCCGATTGGGCAGAGGACGAGTGGAACCCACTGGTCTACTTTGGCAGCAAGTTCCTGAAATACAAAGATGGCCACTGGCCAGAGTTTGCCACCGAACTCATGATGAAGGAAATGTATCAAGTCGACGACTATATTAAGTCGTCCGATGTGAATAACGCCATGAACGTTCTGTCGGTTATGACCCACTCCTTCGAGTTCGGGGCGGATGCCTCCGACAAAATCTGTTTTACCAACGGCACTCTGGACACCAAATCCAAAACACTCCGTCCGTGGGATTCGGATGACCAAATTCTCCACCAGTTGGATTTCGATTGGTCGGAAGATGCCGCGTGTCCGTCATACGACGATTTTATCCAGTGGGTGTTCGACGGGGACGAGAAGGCGATCGCATGCTTTGAAGAGTACGCGGGCCTGACTCTAGTGGACGATATTCGATACCAGAAGATGCTTTATTTGATCGGGCCCGGTTCGAATGGTAAATCCACCTTGGCCAATCTGATTGCCACGATGCACGACCCGGAAGCAATTTCCAACGTTCCCATCACTTCACTTGATGACGAACGGATGCTCACGTCGTTGGTCGGCAAACTGGTGAACATCAGTTCCGAGCAATCCCGCCTTAATATGGTGTCGGATGACATTCTTAAAAGGATTACGGGTGGCGACCCCGTTGCAGTGCGCAAGTTGTTCAAAGAGGTGGAAAACAAGGTAATCTTGAAGGTCCGATTCCTCTGCGTGGCGAACGATATGCCCGCCACCAACGATTCATCCTATGCCATGCGCCGTCGATTGATGATCCTCGAATGCCCGAACATCATGCCGGAGCATAAACAGGACACCACCCTGTTTTCCAGACTGGTGGAAGAACGGGCGGGCATTATGCGCCGCTGGGTGTCGGCTCTGGCCAATCTCCGTGCGCGCGGCAGATTTGACGAGCCCGATTCATCTAAGAAAGCCGTCGACGCTTATCTTCGGGAAAACGACTCAGTCGCTCAATGGCTGGAGGCGAAGACTATCGCCCGCCCAGAGGCTTGGACAACACTCGAAGACGCATACATGGACTATCAGGACTACGCGAAGGCGATCGGGTACAACAGGCCCTTCACCATGCCCGTCTTCCGCAGTAAACTCCGGCAAGGCAACGTCCCGGTCAAGAGGGAAGTGTTGGAACACGGAGATGTGACGTCCATAGCATTTATGGTCAACATCGCTCTCAAGAACGAAGTTCCGGGACTTAGCGAGACTGGCACTAGGTTCTAGAGAGACCCATATAGCGCGGCCCCTGATCGTGTGCTACACTAGACAGATAGCGCAAACAGGAGACACCGCATGGACGGGTTCTACGAGACAATTAGTGAAATTGAGTTGGCACCAACGCTGTTGGACATGCCTCATGCAATGCAGTGGTCTGGACCATTTGGGGGCAACTCCAAGGTCGAGGTCAATTGTTGGTCGATAAACGGCCTGAACCCCTCCATGAAGATGGAATTTCCCAAAACCATAGACGAGTTGGTCGATATTTTCGACGAGGTGTACGCCTTCGTGGTGACGGACAATGGGGAGATTGTCCAGCAGGGCTTAATGACTGGTGACAGCGATCTTCCGGACAACGTGGAGCCAATCGCCCTGCACCGTCTGTCTCGACGAATGATGACTTGATCGCAGCCCCCCGCTGTGGTATAGTGGGGCTGTGATTAGGGAGACAGTCATGGATTACCAAACACTGGTTAAGGGTCTCGGAGATGGCCTTATTTTTAGCGTCACGTTCACCAAGGTGGACGGTACGCTTCGCGAGATGGTGTGCCGGATGGGCGTAAAGTCTCGTCTTGCGGGCGGCAAAAAGTCGTTCAACGACGAGGAGAAAAACATCCTCACGGTTTTCGATATGGAAAACGAGGGTTATCGATCGATCAAGATCGAAAATATCGTTAAGATCGTCGCCCACGGCGAAATTATCTACGAGGTGAAATAAGTCGTGGACTATAAATATTCAGACGGAGGCCGGGAAGCGGCGGGATACAAGGGCAAGACTGGAGACTGTTTTGTTCGCGCCGCAGCCATCGCTACTGGTAAATCGTACGAGGAGGTTTATAATTTGGTCCTTCTTCGGTGCCGGGAAACGAACCACCGCAAGCGAAAGCGCCGGAACACCCCCTCCGGTGGCATTTATCGGGAGTTTGCCGACACCATTATGGCCGAATACGGATGGGAGTGGGTCCCGATAGTTAAACCCGGATGTTCAGATCGGCCCAAACTCAAAGCAGGCGATTTGCCGAAGGGTCGAATTTTAGCTCGCGTCACGCGCCATTTCTGCGCGGTAATTGACGATGTAGTGCACGACACCCACGACCCTCGCCGGGGAGGAACCCGTCTCGTGTACGGATATTACAGGAAGAAGTGATGAAAAACAAACATCTTGACTCTGACGAATTGTACCTTTTCTACGTTGAACTTTGCCACAAGATACAAAAATTGGTAGAAGACGAAATCGGGGACTTGATGGCCTCCGATCAAAACGAAATCCGAGAACTTTTGTGCGAACAGTTTCGCTTCGACGCGGGATAGACAGCGTAAATATGCAGACGGAGGCCTTAAATATGCAGACGGAGGCCGGAGTAGTCCCAGCCGTCCATTTCGTCGGGTTCAAAGGCGACGAATACTGGAGCGCTGTTAAAGTTTGGGGTAAACCGGCTTTCATCCACCGGGGATGGGACAACCGGGCCCAAAGAGAAATCCACGTGTCGGATACCGTGGTGTTTGCAACCGGGCCCCACGACCAAAAGCCCAAAAAGCGTAGCTTCAACGACGTTGAACCCCGCAATGAGTGGGGCTGATAGGGGCCGGAATAAAATTAGTTGGCGGGGCCCTCTCGGTGTGATAGTCTGTACGATCCTGTCCACCTATTGTCGATCCAACCATGGGGCCCCCTATGAAAGAAGTTCCTTTTGTCTCCGAATTTGAATCTAACCTAACAGATTTTGGAAAGCGAACTTTAAAGGACAGATACCTAGTGGGGGACGAAGGATTCGACGGTTTAGTCGATCGAGTTACCGGCGCTTACAGCAACGACCCTTTCCACGCCGCCCGACTCAGAGGTTATATCAGCCGAATGTGGTTTATGCCAGCAACCCCGGTTCTGGCCAACGGTGGCACTGATCGAGGCTTACCGATCTCCTGCTATTTGAATTCAGTCAATGATAACATGAATTCGATCCTTGACTCGTTTACTGAAGTCGGCTGGTTGTCGTGTCGTGGTGGTGGAGTTGGAACATACTGGGGTGGAGTCCGAGAAGTCGGGTCGAAAGTCAAGGGGCGTCCCGGCGCTGAGGGCATAATCCCATTCCTACAGATTCAAAACACGTACACCAAGGCGATGAATCAGGGAACGGTTCGAGGGGCATCATCCGCTTTTTACATCGATGTTGACCATCCCGAGATTGAAGAGTTCATTGAAATCCGGAAAACTACCGGTGGAGACCCCAACCGCAAAACCCTTTATTCTCACCACGGTGTCATCGTCAATGACGAATTCATGGATGCCGTGAAAAAAGACCTCCCGTTCAACCTGATTTCCCGCGAGCATGGTGGGGTGATTAAAACGATTAGTGCCCGGTCGCTTTGGACCAAGATTCTGGCGACCCGAATGGAACAGGGCGAGCCGTATTTGATGTTCCGCACCGCCATCGACGAGGGAAGACCGGACGTCTACAAGAAACTGGGCCTAAATGTTACTCAGTCGAATCTCTGCACCGAAATCACTTTAGCTACTGGGCCCGACCACGAGGAAAAAGATAGAACGGCGGTGTGCTGCCTCTCTTCCCTCAATCTCGAAAAATTCGACGAGTGGAAGGACGACGAAAAGTTTATACTGGACGTAATGTACTTCTTGGACAACGTCCTTCAGGACTTCATCGATCGCGCCTCTAAACTGCCCGGATTTGACAAGGCCGTCTATTCGGCAACGAGAGAGCGGGCGGTGGGCCTAGGGGTGATGGGATTCCATGGATATTTGATGTCCAAAATGATTCCGGTAGAATCTCCGATGGCTATTGGTCAAAACAAGATCATATTCGAGCACATACACAAGCGGACGGAGGAGGCAGACCGGGTCATCTGTATCGATCGGGGACCATGCCCCGATGCCAAGGAGGCGGGTATCCTTAAGCGTTTTAGCCATAAGACGGCCATCGCCCCCACCGCGACCATCAGCACCATCTGTGGACAGTCCACGCCCGGTGTAGAAATGATTCCAGCCAACCAGTTTATCCACAAAACCGATTCCGGCACCCACACGGTGATGAACAAGTATCTCAGAGCCTTGATGGAAGAAAAAACGAAGGACGACACTTTCCCTAGAGAAATGTGGAGTTGGTTTTGGGAGCAGGTCCGTGAACACAGCGGTTCGGTGCAATGGGCAACCGACTACCTGAGCGAACACGAACTAGCGGTGTTCAAAACTGCGTTTGAAGTCGACCAGCGATACATCATTGATTTGGCCGCAGATCGCGGACAGTTTATCGACCAAGGGCAATCCGTAAACCTATACTTTGCGGGCGACGCCGACAAGCGTTATATTAATGAGGTCCATCTTAGGGGATACGACAAGGGGCTCAAAACCCTTTATTATTGCCGTTCCAATTCCGTCGCCAGAGCCAAGACGGTTGGACACGACAGTATCGGTTCACCAATCGTTGAGCCGGATGAATGCTTAGCCTGTCAGTAGGAGAGAGACAATGACACCGGCAGAATCGAAACAACAGTTAGATGTACTTCGGGACGAATTCTTCCTGACTTGGGGAGCGATGTGCGATTGCATGTCCTCCATTGCCAAGTCCAAAGGATTCTACGAGGGGGAGCATAACCCCGGCGAGTTGATCGCCCTTATGCACTCGGAACTGTCCGAGTTGTTGGAATACGTCCGCAAACCGGCGAACGATAGCCATGTCACCGATATGGATGGTCGCGCCGTGGAACTTGCGGATTTGATAATTCGAGCGATGGACTTTTCGTCCAGATTCGATCTTAACGTTGCCGACGCCATCATCGCGAAGGCCAAATACAACGCTGACCGTCCATATAAGCACGGCAAAAAATTCTAGGAGGAACAAATGTCTCTAACGGAGGCCAGACTCGCGCTTCGCCCATACGAATACCCGTGGGCGATCGAAGCTACTACCAAACAGCAAAAAGCCCACTGGCTTCCGGATGAAATCCCCATGTCCAAGGACGTGAAGGACTGGAACAGCAACATGACCCCCGGCGAGATTAGTCTAGCCAAAAACATCATGTTGTTGTTTACCCAGTCGGATATCGACGTTGGAAACGGGTATCTGGACCACTACCTTCGAGTGATGAAAAATCCCGAGATTCGGTTCATGTTGACCACCTTTGCGGGTCAGGAAGTGATACATGTACTGGCGTACAGTCATTTGATCGAATCGCTAGGTCTACCCGAGTCCACATATACTGAGTTCTTGAATTACAAGTCGATGCTGGACAAGCACGAACACATCATGTCGATGAAATCCGACACCCCCCAAGAACTGGCCTTGACCATGGCCGTCTTCGGAGGATTTGTGGAGGGCTTGCAGTTGTTCGCGTCGTTCATCATGCTACTGAACTTCCAGAGGTTTGGGAAGCTTAAGGGCATGGGTCAAGTAGTGGCGTGGAGTGTTCGCGACGAGACTATCCATTGCGAGGGCGTTTGCCACATGTTCCGGCAATACGTGGAGGAAAATTCCGATTCGATCGACAAGGGCCTGTTGCAGGCGGAGGTCGAGCGCCATTGCAAGATGGCGGTGTTCCACGAGGATGCGTTCATCGACAAGGCATTCGAAATGGGGGATGTTGAGGGATTGACCTCGGACCGCGTGAAGGGTTATATTCGATACGTGGCCGACCGCAGAATGGAAATGCTGGGTTATCCGCCCGTCTACGGAGTCAGTGTCGACCCCGAGCCTTGGTTCGAAGAGGCTATTGGCGGAGTAGAACACGTCAATTTCTTCGAAAACAAATCTACCGCGTATTCGAAGGCATCAACCACGGGAACAGATTGGTTCTAATGCAAAGAGTTAACGCCGACTACCCCGAAGATTCTCCATACTGGAGACTTCGCTACAAACTGATTGGAGACCTCAGCATGTTTCAGCTGGGCTCCGACTATAAATTGGTGGATTTAGTCGAGGGTAGAGCGGCGTTAATTGCTATCGGGCAAGTGGACGAAGACGAATACGATGTGGCAGTCCGATATAGAAGTTGGTTGACAGAGGAAACTCCAGAGGGTACATTCAGGTTGGATGATATGCTCGTAAAGAAAATCTATATAGCGGGCAAAACCAAATATGGTTCCAACGACTGGATAGATAGAGATGAATCCGTCAGAGAAATTTTCGACTCCCTCGCGCCCAAACGTGTTCATAACACACTGGACCCCGACATTTGATTATTCAGATGCCCTGCGGTTCGGGGATTTAAACCAAATAGTTTCTAATCAGTATTTCCAACCCTTCTTATTGGAGGGTCAGATGCAGGATTTCTTGGACCTATACAAACCCGAGAACGACTACTTGCTCCTGTCTGGAGACCCTGTCATAATCGGTATGTCGATCCACGCGGCTTTTAGTCGCTCCGATACGATCCAAGTCTTGAAGTTCGAGAAACGACTCAAGATGTATACAGATATTGAATTGAGGAACCCGTTGAAAAATGTCGAAATTTGAACATATGGAGGCCGTCGCACTTGTCGAACGAGCCGTGGCAACTGCCAAAGAGATGGACGAAATCCGGAAAGCCATGACGAAAATGGCCGAGGATACTGTCCGAGTTCCGGACATGTCGGAAGTGTTTGTAATGTCTCGCCAAATTCGGGACGTGCTCGACTCCGCACTGAAGGAAATCACCAAACAGCGGGATGTGATTTCGTATAACACCCTTCCAAATATGATGGAAGACGAGGGCCTTACATCCTTCACCACAGAGTCCGGATATCGGGTCTCAGTGGCGCGGCGTTTCAGCGCTTCGTTTGTTGATAAGGAAGCGGGCTTCCAGTGGCTGAGAGATAACGGCCTTGAGGACATCATCAAGGAAACTGTTCCTTCGCAGACACTTTCGGCCCAAATCCGCGAGATGATCGAATCGGAAAACATGGAACCGCCGGATGATGTCATCAAAACGTCCATCGCGCCGTACACCTCAGTAACTAAAGTCAAGAAGTAGATATTGCTTAGCCCCTAGGGGCTTGGTAGTATGTGTCATCGTCCACAGGAGATAAGCATGACGAAAAAATCCACAGCTGTCGCTAAGAAAAACGAGGGCCAAGTTTCGGCGGTCCCCGATTTTATGAAAGGGGCAGAGGTCGTTAAGTCCAATCTGGACTCCGACGACATTGAACTGCCGCGCATGAAGCTGCTGCAGTCTCTATCACCCGAACTTGAAGACGGCCACAAGGCCGGTGATCTGTTCCACCATGTGATGGAACAGTCCTTTGGTAGTTCGGTCCGGGTAATCCCGATCTTCCATTTCAAATCCTATATCCTTTGGAATCCGCGTAAATCCGGTGGTGGCATCCTTGCCCGCGCCGATGACGGCCAAGAGTGGGATCGCCTTGGTGAGTGGGAAGTCACTCTGGACTCCAATAAGCAGAAGCGTACCTGGGCCATTGAACACAAGAGTGTTCGCAAATCCGGTCTCGCTGAATGGGGCACGTCCGACGATCAGGACGAAAACTCCCCTCCGGCTGCTACCAAGCTGCTGAACGTGGTTGCGTGGCTCCCGGATTTCCCGGAACTGTCACCGATCGTCATTCCGTTCCAGCGCGGTCTTCTCAAAGCTGGTACTCGTTGGGTTTCGAAAATCGAGATGTCCAACGCACCGGAATTCGGCCAGACTTACGAACTGCTGAGTGAAAAGGTCTCCAACAACGACGGGGACGAATACTTCGCGTTCAAAACCAAGGGCACCGGGCTTTTGCAGGACGAGGACTTGTTCAACAATCTCGCTCAAATGCACAAGCGCTTTGCCGACATGACCATTCGCGTCGTGGATGCAGAGGATATGGCATCGGATGGGGATTCCAACACGGCGGCGTCTGAGGACTCGGAGATTGCTGATCGGATTTAACGACGGGCCTGAATTGCCCCGACTTGAATCCGCAGTAGCTTGCCCCAAATGCGGAAACCAGAAATCGAGAGTAGTTAAGTCCTCTCGGGGTCTGGTTTCCAAGGGCATTCGGCGCGGAACCAGAAGGCGGAGACGTTGTCAATCGTGCAAAGAGGTGTGGTCTACGATCGAACTTAACTTGGAAGATGTACTGACTACTGACATCGACCATATGGAGTTAATCACTAGATTGCAGCTAGCGGTGGCTAGTTTCCAAGAAACCAATTTATCGTCAATGCGGCAGGTACTGAAAGCTACTAGAGAGTTGGAAGCTGCAGCGGGGGCGATCAAACAGGAGAATGCAGATGGGATATAAAATGCACAATCTTTGCGTCCCGCGTCCAAAAAAGGACGGCGGAACGTGGTGGCAAACAATCGGAGTTCAGTTCGAGAAAGACGACGGTACTCCCGGCGACATCATTCTCAATTGCATTCCGGTTGGCGATGTCATTGATAACAACGGCGACATCTTTCCGTTCGATGGTAAGATCAAGGTCTTCCCGAAGGACAACGACGGTAATAAAGGCTCCAAGCGGTCCAATACCCGCAAGGTGTCGTCCAAGACTCGCAACGACTCTCTCGATGACGAAATCCCATTCTAGTGGGGGGATGCACATTGTCAGCGACGGTAACAAGCTGACAGTGCGGGAAGTCTCGGAGCCCATAGTGGAACTGAGAAGCTGGGGGGTTGGAAACGGCCCCCCTCTTCCTATAATAAATACAATTGTTAGTAAAGATCGTGCCCGATCGATACTGAAAGACGTTCTTCCCGGTGACTACAATAGGATCAAGTAATGGATAATGTCGAGGAATGCCTCTCCAGATTAGAGGAAGCGGATGTCGTCGGGATTGATGTCGAGACCAGCGGTCTTTCTTGGCACGAAAATTTTGTCGTGGGCTGGGTTTTTTCCTTCGGGCCTAAAGACGAAGACACTTATTACTTGCCGGTGCGGCATCTTGGAGGCGGAAACATTCCGGGTGGGATTACTCCTACCAAGGGGGACCAATATTATGGCACCGAACATTTCCATCCAATCGAAAAACGAATTAAAAAGATTCTAGAGTCGAAACCTCGGCAGTATTACGCACACAACGCCAAATTCGATATGCATATGATCGCGTCGCTAGGCATTTGGCTCAGAGGCGATTTTGAAGACACCGCAGTCAACGCGGCCCTATTGAACGAAAACCAAGGCCGATACGACTTAGACACTTGTTGCCGCCGGACGGGGGTTACTCCCAAAGTAGGGGAAATCTACGAGGCGATTTCTAAATACATGTCCCGCAAGCATAGTATCGAAGTACCTGCCACTCGCGCCGCGATGGCCTATTTTTGGTATTTGCCGGGAGATGGTGTTGCCGCTGAATACGCTAGAGGCGATGGGATTTCCATGTCCTTGCTTCGCGACGCTCAGCATAAGGCTTTGGACGAGCGGGAGATGCGGCCAATCTGGGAGTTGGAGCGCCGAGTAACTCGGACACTATTTCGGATGGAACGGAGGGGGGTCCCCGTTGACGAGAAAGTGTTGGTCGGGGTTGAGGCCCGCGTAGAAAAAATGCTTAAGGACGCCACTCTCCGTCTCCCAAACGCGATAAATGTCCGATCGATGCCCCAAGTCAAACAAGCGTTTTTGGAGAAGGGCTACAAGGAAGAGGACTTCCTGCGAACCGAAAAAGGGAACGTCAGCTTTCCGGAAGAATGGCTCACGGGCGAAGGCGGACAACTCGGTCAAGACATTATTACGGTCCGGAAGTATTCGAATCTTGTTAACACTTTCATCAACGGTGCTATCAAAAAGAATGTCATCCGGGGTCGAGTGCACGGCAATTTCAACCAAACCAAGGGAGATGAATACGGGGTTGTAACCGGGCGTTTATCCTGTTCCAAACCCAATTTCCAGCAAATCCCTAAGAGGGACAAGGTGCTAGCGCCTCTTCTCCGACAAGTGTTCAGGGCGGACGGTTTCCATTGGTGGTCCTCGGATTATTCGCAGCAGGAGTACCGCGTATTTGCGGAATATGCGCGTTCAAAGTTCGTTTTGGAGGCATACGCCGAAGACCCCAACACCGATTACCACCAACTGGTTGCCGACATGCTAGGGGTGGAACGGGACCCAGCGGCTAAGCGCATTAATCTAGGGGTTATCTACAATATGGGGGCCCCATCCCTCGCCCGCAATTTAGGTGTCGTGGTGGATATTGCTCGCGGCTATCTGCTCCGGATGCGCCGGATGATGCCTGAAGCCACGAAATTCAACAAGACTGCTCAAAAGGTTGCAGAGCGCCGGGGGTATGTCAAAACTATTATGGGTCGCCGTAGAAGGTTCCCGAACGGCGAATTTGCCCACAAAGCCGGAAACTCAATCATTCAGGGTTCATCAGCCGACATCACCAAGGTTAAGATGGCAGAGTGCGACGAATACCTGATGGGAGAGGCCGAAAAGGACAACCTCAACATCTATGCCAGCGAAAGTAAGTCGAATCTTATACTTCAAATTCACGATTCTCTGGAGTTTTTGTTTGTGGAAGAGGAGCGGGCTAAAATGGAGCGCGTGGTGCAAATTATGGAATCGTTCGGTGAGAGCGATTTAATTCAGTTAAGCGTTCCAATGTCGGTCGATACCGATTTCGGAATTTCTTGGGGACACGCAACGTTTAAAAGCTATGAGGAGTGGGTGGAATGAACGACAATAAATGGATGACCCGAGCCTACATTGCGGCTTCGATGTCGATGGACTCTCGGACTAAGATTGGGTGTGTTTTCGTCCATAAATGGCACGGAGATTTGAATTTCGTGTCGGCCAACAGGCCACCGGCTAATTCTCGGCCCGCTAGTTACGAGGGAACGAGCCTCACTAAACATGACTATATGGAACATGCTGAGAGGCTCGCCATCTACGACATATTCCGAAATGCGATAGACGAGGGAGCCGAATCCCTGGACTTCTCGGATTACACGGTGTACGTAAACGAAACTCCCTGCTCCGATTGCATGAGGGCGATGGTGGAGGTAGGTATTCGAGATGTCCGGATTTGCGATCGATGGTTCAACCATTGTCGAACTCACGGTCCCGATCCGAACGACAAATATGAAAAGTCGGCCACTATAATGACTATGGCCGGGGGTATGGTCACTCGCGGAGCGTTCGAACTAGAAGAGGCCGTTGTTGCTAGACGGGACGACTTAAATTTCAACCCCATGGATTACTGATGTATATATTCTATGATACTGAGACGACAGGGCTTGTGAACCACAAGCAACCGGCGCACCATCCGGACCAACCGCACATTGTTCAAATGGGCGCGATTTTAACTGACTCTCAGTTCCGAGAACAGGCGCGGTTGAATTGTGTTGTTCGCCCAGACGGGTGGGAAGTGCCGCCCTCGGTCACTGAAACCCACGGTATCTCGATCGAAGAGGCCGTAGAGCAGGGAATCAGGCTCGCGGCCTGCGATATCCACGGGATTACTCAGGACATCGCAATGGATAAGGGTATACCCCTAATTTTGGCAATGGGCCTGTTCAACGAAATGTGCGGTTTGGCGGACGTGGCCGTCGCCCACAACGTGGATTTCGACAAAAAGATGGTGGAGTGCGAATACCACCGGCTGGAGTGGGGCTTTTATTATCCCCCGGTCTCGGTCTGCACGATGAAATCCACCACTGACCTGTGCAAGCTGCCCGGAAGGTTTAGTAACTACAAGTGGCCTAAGTTGCAGGAACTACACGAATTTCTTTTTGGTGAAGGGTTCGCTGACGCTCACGACGCTATGGTGGATATCGAAGCCACCATCCGGTGTTACATCGAATTGAAAAAACGGGGCCACGACGAATGGCACGTGGTCAACACGTAGTTGACTGTCACGCAGCCCCATGGTACTATATAGTCAGGAGGACTAAGTATGAGTAAAACCAAAGATGTCGAGTGGAACGACACGCACGAACTGGTTGGAAAGAGTGTGTATACCAATCGTCTGCCCGGAAAGATCGTGTCGGTCGACGAGGAAAACGGCAAATACAAGGTAGAGCAGACGGACGGAAAGGTCAGAATTCTGTCCGAGGGGTCGTTTTCGTTTACGGCCCGAGTTCTGGACTACAGGTACGAAAAAATCGACGGCAAAATGATTCGGGACGGTCGCCCATCTCGCGGCGTGAACGATGCGATCGGTCGCGCACTGGACGGGGACGAAATCGCTTTGGAGCAGGTCTGCGACGAAAACGGTATTGATTTCGGGAAGTACTCCCACCTCAACCCCGGCATGAAACGTATGGCGGTCGGCAACATTCTTAGGGCTCGAATCAAACGCGGCGAGCGAGTAACAGTCTTTGAAGAGGAAATAACTGATGACTGAGGCGATAGAATTTCTTAAGGCGTTCGGGATGTGGTATGCAGCCAACGTCGTTCTGTTTGCGCTCCTGATTTTGGGTTTCATGTCCTATCAGAAGTTCAAAACCATGAATCGCGGAAATTTTGACGGATTCTGGGGTCCGTTGGTGTTTCTCATTTATTTACTTGTAGTTTTGGTGTTTTCAGTTTTGTGGCCCTACAGCCTATTCCAAATAGCTAAAAACGCCAAGGACTAAGGGGGCTGCACAAACCCCATCTCACTGATATACGACTATTTTTGGTCGTCACTCTCAGCCCCTAGGGCCTCAGTGGTCAATCGGAATGCTTCGAGTATACCGACTACCTCTCCGAGACGCCCCGAGCAGTTTGAATACTGCTCCTCATAATCAGTCATCATATCCGACAAACCGCCCCGGTTGACTTCGTGTTCGAACAACTCCTCCTGAGTCAGGAACGGGTGTTCGATTCCGTCGCACTGGGACAGACGGTCCGGGATTTCTGGCACCAAAAATCTAACTTCAGTCACTAAAGTCGGAGGTTCGTTGGATTGGAGGAAGTCCCCTAATCCGGCGCAACTCGTTAATGGTATCCAGCAAAACGCCGTTAACAGGAGTGTCGTAGTCTTCCGCATCTCTAAGTCCTTCATCTATTAGATCGAATTCACTGGCCCGATTTCTTTCGCGGAGCGCAGTTCTTTGGACGGATTCCAGTATGATATCTCGCCTCTCCAGTTCTCGATCGAATTCGTTAAGGTTTTGTTCGTTCAGGGACGACAACTGGGAAACCTGTCCTCTCAGCAAATTGGACAGTTCCTGTTCTTTTTCGAGATCGGCCTGAACCCGTTGGTAGTCTCTCCACGTCAAAACTAGCCAGCCGATTATAAGGGTTCCGGCCCCTATAAGGGCGTATCGAACCACTGCTCCGACTACGGACTCACCCGCTAGTTTTGTTAGAAACGACATCATATTCTGAACCGGCCCCGTTGCCCCTGCGCTGTCGGCGGTGTACGTAGTTACCGACAGCCACTAGCTGTGCCCCGGCTACCCCTATAAGGGTCGTGGCGTCCTCGCCTCTCCAGACCGCACCGACGACGGCGAGAGACGTAGCCCACATCATGACCTTAGATATACTAAGGACGTGTGTACCGGGCTCCATTATATTGATAAAGGAGAGAAAGTTGAAAAACTTAACCCAAAAGGTGGCCAAAGTAGTTCTCCATTTCGCTATCCACGTCGCGAAGAGTTTTACCGTCTTTGGTTGGCGACCCTTTTTGGCTGAGTTGGATGTGTGGCCAATCCCCGAATTCGGAACCTAGTCCACGCATCCCCATGGATTCGGCCACGGCTTCCATAACTCGGTACGCGTTGTGGTCGTATCCGTACTTTTTGGTGGAAGACCATGCGGCGACACCGGGTCGAACTTCCCAGAACGAATCTACGGCTTCACCCCACTGGTGCCAAGAGAGGCCCGGAATGGCGTAAGTTACGTGGGATTTTCGACCGTTGGAGGATTGAGGCCCCACGAATTCGACACAATCAGCTAGAAAGTTGCAGTCCTTTTTACGAAGTTCTGAAACTTTTCGCTTCACGACAGCGGAGGATCGCGTCGAACGCCACTCTCTCGCTTGTTGCAGTGGATCGCGAAGTGTGCAGTACGGCACGACAACCAAACCGTAGTCATCCTTGATTTTTTCTTTCATTTCCAGATATTTGTCGCGAAATTCTGGAACCAGTAGATTAAGGTCTCGTGAACAACTCATTATCCCACACTCTTCCATGCTCCGGACCCAGTTTTAATCACCCGAACCAATGTTGATGGGGTAATAGTCGAGCCCCCGTCGATCGTCTCGGAGGCGTTGGGGTCCACGGTTACGGTTTGACCGTTTGGGTCAAGCCAGAATGACCAGCCGTCCTCTAGCCCTGAAGTCGCTGGAAGGGCGATGGTGCAAGTGCCGGTCGCTTTAATAACTTTGCCCCTGTCCCCCACCACCATGGTTTCAGTCCCGGAGGAAACTTCTTCATAGGGAGGAGACAGAGCCTGCTTGAACAAAGATTCGATATCAGCTATTGCTCTCTTTAGAATGGTGGCAGTGTCGATATCGCCCTGTTCTGGGTACGGAATGGCATAGATTGAGGTGAAGGATGTAGAAATGGCGTACAGCTGGCTGGAAGCAGTTACCCCGGCGTAGTTGGCCGTGAGCGTTATCTGAGTGTCCGAATCCACGGAGCCAACAACATAGTAAATCCCGGAATTCTTAACCGAGAATACATCCCCTGCAGTGGCCTTGGTTGACCACGAAGTTCCGCTGCCGGTTACGACAGCGGACCCATTCGTTACAGTGACTGTTCCTGCAGTGTACTGGGACATTACTGTTTCGTTTCACCTTCACCGGATTTGAAAGCCGCGATTTCGGAGGCTTGTTGAGCCACCGTATTGCGGAGAGTTTCCATTTCCGCTTTGAGTTGTTCGGCGTGGGCCGAAACCATCGCGGCGCGATTGTTGGCTTCGTCGCGCTGGTTTTGCAGCGATGCCATAATGTACTGGGGTTCGATGTTGACCTGACCCGGCTGTCCCTGTTGTTGGCCCTGTTGTTGGCCCTGCATCGGAACCGCTTGAGGCGGAATCGCAGTGTCGGATCGTGCGGGTGCAGGTTGGGGTTTGGCCGCTTGGGCTCTAGCGTTGTTCTTAGCCATTGAGTTTCTCCATTTTGGCTTGTCTCTAAACGAACCTATCTTATCACATTTGAGGTCTTTAGTCTAGACCCACTGCCTTTTTAATCATTGCGATTTGCGCCTTCAGTTGGTCGACTTCGGATTTCAGGTCTTGTATTTCGTCGTCCTTCTCCTGAATAGCCTTCACCATCGGGGCTATTAAGCCCTTGTAGTTCATCGTCATGTAGTCGTCGGGTTCGGTCGGATTTTGGACCAACCAAGGCCCGACTTTCTCGATTTCCTGCGCGACGAATCCCTCTTCGTAGGATTGGGTCAGGAAGTTGAAGTATTTCCGAGGATTTAGACTCCGGATGAAGTCCATTCCATTGGTGATGTCTTCAATGTTGCCCTTGACGCGACGGTCCGAAGTCTCATTGACCGTACCGGTGACGGTAATACCGCTGGTGGTTGTCTGGAACTTCTTCAGGTTATTGAAGTAGAGGAGTACATCACTGTTGCCACTGTTCTCGCGCATAAGGATGCAAAGATCGGTTTCGTTACCGATGGTGCATTGTGAGTTGTTTTGCGCCCAAAGCCAGTCACTTTGCCCGCTTTCCCCCTCAAGGATGATGGAACCACCTGTACTACCAACGGGCAAGGCTGTGATGCCAGATGTGGACAGCAACATAACGTCTGTGCTGTTACATGTAGCTGTAATCTGATGGGCCGTGGCAAGGTTGAAACCCGTAGCATTATTGACTGCTGCCCAAAGGTAGTCAGATATTACGTATTTACCAGTAGGTATGATTAAGCCACTGGTGTTGATTGTTGCTCGCACAGTAGCTGTTTGGTTGTCAGCGGTAGTCGTATCAACAGAGCAGAACTCAAAACCACCAGCCAAATTACCTCTAAGCACTGACCCTTTGAGGCCGAAGGTGCGGTAGCTACTGGCAGTCGATGTCCCGTGGCCCGCGCTGAACCCGATAAAAGGCCTGCCCGTGCCGCTCTCATATCCGAGGACTGAGCCATATCCTGCGGTGTTGCCGTGACCCCATTCGAAGGCGTCTCCTGCGCTCGCTCCTCGTGCTGTCAGGAGCGCGCCATACTGGCCCACCGTGGTGCCGATACGAGCCCCTCCATCGACAGTCAAATCCGTCGAGAACGTGCTGGTCGTCGAGTTGATCGTGAGGCGGGTGGCACCGTTTTGGCGAAGGTAAATTGTCGCCGCCCCGGTGCCGCCCATATACAGCGCACTAGAGGCATTAGATTGCATATACGCGGAGCCTGATTGGTAGGCGATATGCTGGATATAGATCGAGCCACCATAAATGATAGCTTGACCAGCCCCTCCTGTCGCGGCGTTCTGGACAAGAACCTGAGTGGTGCCAGCGTAATCCCGGCGAACCGTCAAAGCGGATGGTTGCCACATCCCAATTTCAACATCATCGACACGGTGGACTTGTATGTCAGGTGCAACATCAAAGCGGTCAGTGTGATCGCCGTTATTTGCGAGGATGCGAACGCCATTTTGCCCGGTCAGGTAGGTCGTTGTGTCAGCAAGCGTCGAATCGAAGACGAGGCGATAAACGCCTCCGGTTGTCATCAAGCCGGTGTAGGACGCACCATATTCACCGACCTGCATCGAGCGATTTGCGCCACCAATAACCGCACCATTGCTGGCAGAGGTGATATTCGCCACAGCGTTATCACCAGAGAATATCTGGACAGGACCAGCCGTGAGTGCCTGCCAAGCAATTTTCGTCGTGGTGGCGTTGACGAGGGAGAGCAGGTTCGAGCCAGAGCCTTGTGCAGCCAGCGTCCAATCATCTTGAGACGTGAAGCCTTGAATTGAGAGCTTGCCACCGAGCGAGCCCGTTCGCATGAGTTTGAGCGCATCGGCTACGGTTTGGGCAACGGTTGTAGACTGGTATTTCAAGTAGGCGCGGTTCGCATCGACAGTGAAGTTGATGTAGCCACCTGTCACCAGATCAATAATGTCCGCGCCGCCCCAGCGAAGATAGGTGTTACTGTCGGAAGACCAGTTGGGGTAAATTGCAGCATTGGCGGCATCTAATACAATGCCATCTGTGTCGTCGCCGCGCCTATAATAGAACAGTCCGTTGGGGGCTTTGAAGTAAGTTTGACCTCCCGAAATATAGTAGGTTCTGTCAGCACCGTTCGTGTCGGTGTGCCAAATGGTGTGGTCGATGGATGTGGAGCCGTTGATTTTTACCCGCGCGAAGGTGTTAAAGATTGCTTCACCAGCACCACCATTCCCGCCGTTAAATTCAATACCCCCCGGATTGGTCCCGGTACTGATGCCGCGTAGGACTACAGTTGAACTTGTTTCCGTCCATCCACTACCGCCAGAAAGAACAAGATAACCGTCATTGACTGTCCGTTTGATATAAGGATCGGCGTTGGACATGCGGATATGACCTTCAAACAAAAAGTCTCCGCCACCCGTGAACGTGAAGTATTTATTGGAGCCAGATGCGCCGGTTCTGACAACAAAATCATTTGGCGATCCTTCGTAAAGATAGATGTCCGTGTCGGCACCTATGCTAAGGCCCGCAAATCGAGAATTACTATTTGTATTGATTAAGGCACCCGTCATCGTTCCGCCAGCGAGGGGCAGATAATTACCGGGAGTGAAGTTGCCTTCGTGGAAAATCTTGTAGCTGGTGGTCCCCATAGACCAACCACCGACGACGAAATCATTCCTAGACCCGTCAAGTCCGAAATACGCTGCGTAGTTGCCTGCTACGTGGAAGCACATCAACGCGTCTGTACCAGAGGTGGGCTGATAGATTTGTAACTGTGTGGCTATTTGACCCGTTGCGGCCTCTATAGTCTGGCCTGTTGTGGTGTAAAACAGACTTATACCAGAAGTAGCGTTCAACGCGCCCGTCAGCGTTCCGCCTGCGAGAGGCAGATAATTACCGGGGGTGAAGTTGCCAGCATGCCAAACTAGGTTTGTGGCGTTGGCGTAGATTTCGCTCTTCGCGCGGAGAACGCCCGAACTGCCACTCAAAGACATAAGGGTAGTGTCCCCACCGTTTTCCCATATAAAGCCCTGACTGTTGTTGTTAGCAACACGGAAGCGAATATGGTGGTAGGTCTGCCCATCAAGCGACGTTGGGGCGTAGCCACCGTTGAGTGCCTTTCCGCTGCCTGATTGGGCCATGTAAATGCCCCAATTAGTGTCGGCACTTGTCCACATAAACAGGCCGCGTGTGCTGCCTCCATCTGTACCGTTCTGAACAACAATTTTAGCACCTGCGCTCGCAGTCAGCACTCCCGTCATCGTTCCGCCAGTGAGGGGCAAGTAATTACCGGGAGTGAAGTTGCCACTGTGCCACAGCGTGTTCCATGTTGGAGTTACGGTCGCACCGGCTGTTGTCGCTCCGCTGAAAGTGGCAACTTGCGCGTTCCCATATCCAAAGCGAAGCGCACCGTATCCTACCGAAGCGTGTGTAAGACTGGTACGGTAGGATACCGCAGCCCCGTCCCAATTAGCATAGAGATTACCTCCGAATACGCCGTAACCCCCGGCATCGGACGACATATCAGCCCAAATCATCCCCAGCATTCGGGAATTGAGGTGGTTGGCCACATTGATCTGGCCGTTGCAGGTTACATTACTATCAAAGGTCCATGCGCCGTAACCAACCACACCGGCAGAGTTCGCCGCGATACGGACAGAGTTGCCGCCATAAAGATAAGTGGTCTGAATATCGTCATCGAACATCAAGTAAGATGCGCCGGAACCGAGTAAGTTTGTGAAAGCCAACTGGTTAGCTGGGTCTGGCTGGGCTACAATTGTCCAATCAGTGTTCGTTCCGTGACCCTCAAAGCGGATTTTACCACCGACCGAGGCTGTTTCCATAAGCTGTAAACGATCACTGTACGTTTGGGCAATTACGTTCCCTTGGTATTGAAGGTAGACACGGTTCGCATCTATGGAGAGATTGACGTTGCCGCCCGCAATCCATCGTTGAGCGTCTGCAACATGTCGTTCCCAATATGTGTTGCTGTCCGCACCACTAGGATAAATGCGGAAATTGGCAGGATCGAGCCTGATATGGTCGGCAGTTCCATCATGGGCGTAGAACTCATGCCCCGCGCCAGAGGCCGCACCAGCGTACAGGTTGTCTCCGTTTAGAACAAACTGTAACCGCCCATCGGTATCATCGTCAGTGTGCCAAGTGCTTGTCCCCATGCCGACAATGCGGTTGCCGTTAAGATCAAAGTCAGACCGGAGGGTGACAATGGCATCAGCCGTGCCGAGGTATAAGAGCCCCGCCGAATGATCACGCCAGATGATATTGGTTACGCCATCTGTGCTATCCCAAACACAGAAGTCCTGATCGTTCACCTGTATGTAGACACCGCCGCCATCGCCCGACAGACCGTTGGAGGTCCCTCCGTCCACGACAAGTCGTCCGGTCAGCGTCCCGCCAGTGAGCGGAAGGAATGGCCCGCCTGTCGTATAGCCTTGGCTGGACACCCACGTTTGGGTCGCTACAGAAGCGCCACCAATTTGCAGGTTAGTCGTGGCGTTCCACGTACCTGTCAACGTACCACCGGCAGAAGTCGTCTCGGCGCGAATACCACCGTCATAATAGATCGCGGTTGATCCGTTTTTGTTAGCTGCCAGATAGTTCTTGGCCGTGATAATGTCTTGAAGGACAAACTGATCGGCACCGATTGGTGAGACCAAGCCCCATGTTCGTGTACCCGACTGGTTCTCAAGAATGATGCGAGCCCCATACGTACCAATGCTATTAACCGTGGTGCCATCAATCGCAGTAATCAGCCGATCAACGCCTGCATAACGCGCACGAACCACGTTGGCGTTGATAATCATGTTTTCTACAGTGCCAGCGTAGAAGTTTATTGTGTCGTCTGCTGACGAATAGATATAGGTGTCGTTGTCGGCATCGAGGTCGATACGCTGACCATCCATATCCAGAACACCAGACATGATCCCACCCGCGAGGGGAAGGTAGGAGTGAGTGTGTCCGGTGTCAGACTTACCATCAAGCGCCGTTTGTAGGCCGGTCACATTAGCGATGGTGTGCGTATGGGAGGATGCAGCTTTGCCGTCCAGCGCGGTCTGTAGCCCTGTTACGTCAGAGATCGCGTGGGCGTGACCTGCGAGGGAGACAGCAGTACCCCCAACAGTCAGGGCTGTAGTAGCGTTCCACGTTCCAGTCAGCGTACCACCGGCAGAAGTCGTGGATAGCTTAATAGCTGTGTCATAGAAAAGATCGACGCCGCCGCCCTGATAGAAATTCGCCATCGTTTCGATAGCGGAGCCGTCATAGCTTTGAATAGCGATCTGACCGTTAGCCGCGTGATTTAGATAACCTACATAGGCACCGCTTGGGCCTTGCAACTGTATCTGTGCGCCCGCTCCACTAATTCTGGCGGCGTAGATAGACGAATTTACAAACTGCGTGAGTGATGCACCGAACTTGATGCGATTAGCGCCGCTGTACTGAAGCGAACTGGTCGAAGTCAGGTTGACTGTCGGTGCGACCAGCGTCCCTGTCATAGTATCGCCAGCAAGAGCAACCTTACCGTCCAATGCGGTTTGGAGCCCCGTTACATTTGCAATGGTGTGAGTGTGGCCCGCAACAGAAACAGCCGTACCACCCACGGTAAGGGAGGACGTGACGTTCCACGCGCCTGTGAGTGTCCCGCCTGCATCTGTCCATGTTAGAGCAGTGCCGCCGTCCGCAATCAATCGGCCTTGGGTATCGCTGTCACGAACAGCGAAGATGCCGGGTCCGAGTTGCAGATTATCTTCGTACAGTTGCGAAGATGTGCCGCGAACCACAAACGAAGTCAGAGCCTCCAATCCACCGCTATGCGTAGCTGCTACATCCACGTTGTTATAGTAAAGATTAACCGAACTACTTCTGTTCGCAATTATGTGGTAGTCGAATTCAAAATCTACATCGCCCGCGTCGTAACTTTGGACGGCGAACTGACCATTGTTAGAGTGACGTAGGTACATGATGTGGTCGTTGTCACTAGGGGCTTGAAATTGAATGTCCCCGCCCTGAATACCTGACTTACCAACGTAGAGGGGCACGTTTACAACGGCTACGTTTGCCACCTGTACACGTAGTTTGTCTTGCCCGTCAGCTTGGAAATCCATTCTACCGGCACTATGGAAGTCGATACCGGTGTCAGTATCGTCCAGAGCGAACAGACCATTCTTCGTATAGACCTCAGTTCCGTAAGCCGCGAACAACGCTGTGCCTTCGACGGAAATGCGGTAGTCATCATTACCGTTCCAGAACGGACCCGTTTGCGTAGTCCCCGTAGCCAGACGCATAATAGGGACAGTTTCCGACCCACCGCCTGCGAGAATGAACCCGCCTGCGTTGTGTACTGTGCCTCCACCCATGTTGAGACCGTGGCCGGAAGTCAGAACAATATCGGTGTCACCGATGTTGAACGCCTCGTGACCCGATTCATCGTACATAATCAGAGTGCCAGCATCATTTATAATCAGTCGGTTGTTACCGCTCGTGTCTTTGAACTCAAGCTGGCCTTGACGGAACATATTGAACCGAATGTTGCCCTCGTGGTCCCGCATCGACAGCATCCCGTCGTTGCCAAGCTGGCCGATAAAGGCGCTGTAGGAACCATCAGTCTTGGGTTTGAATTCGACTTCACCACCAACACTGGTATTCTTTCCACTGATCGTGTGACGCCAGTAGGCAATGTCGTTTGCGTTACCGCTAGTGTCTGCGACGTTGGTGTCAATGTTATTGGTGAAACGGTTGCCGTGACCGACATAGCTTCCAGAACCACCTGCAATAAGGATTGCGTTGTTGACCGTATTATCGCCGTTAGCATCGCCAATGAATTGATTGTGATCGACAATCGTATGATCGGCATCTACATAAAGATGTGTGACATTGCCAGTTTTGCCTGAAGGGATAGACTCGGTGACGAAGGTGTTACCAATGATGATACCTTCTTCAGTGTAGGCTGGGTCACCGTCATTGATGACGTTCAGACCAATGAAGGCTTGACCATTAAAGCTGGCTTCGACCGTTGCATCATTCCAGTAAGAGAAGCTGTTGCTATCTACGTGGAACTGAGAATAACCATCGATCTGCATTGCCATAGATGCAGCGTTAATATGGTTATGGTGAACAACCAGTGAAGGCTGCGTAGTACCGGTCTTGGCCGTGGCGGTGATACCGATACGAGCGCGCACAATATTGGAATGACTGATATACTGACCTTCAGGGAAACCGAAGATGTTGACACCAATATTGCAATCACTGGCCGTCAAATGGTCGATGTGGCCTTCAAGGCTTTGACCGTGTGAATTATCATCGGCGTCGATCTGAGTCGTGATGTCGATGGCCGTACCATCGTAGTAAACAGGTGAGCCGTGAGTTGCATCAGCGTTCGAACCAATGTACCGGATAGATTTCAAGTCGTAGTAAGCTACGTTCTTGAGCATGATACCTTTTTTGAAGTAGTTGCCGACACCAGTACCGTAAATATTAATGTGTTCAGCGTAGACTCTGGACTCGTTAACGAACGCAATATTACGGTCGAACCAAATGGCTTCGCCCGTGTCGTCGTTATTATAGATTTCATCCCCAGCTACAGGGCTATAAACACCTACGCTGCGAGGGTCGTAGTCTTCATTCGTTACGAAGAAGCGGCTAGTTGCTCCGTCATAGCTGGTGATCTGTGCAGTCCAAGTTCTATTAGCCCACGTCCCGTCAGTCGAAGTGAAGATCACATCATCTGCGCTGAAGTTACCGGTTTCATTGGTGACAGAGATACCAGTTTGGAGATCGGGCCAAGCGACCTTGATAGCCTCGTCCCAAACACCACTGGTAGTGATGGAGAAATCTTTGAATGCGGCACCAGCGTTGTAACCGTTTACGTTATAAGGCTCCAAACAGAAGGCGGCGTCGGCTACACTGCCTTCGAACAGGAAGGTTGTGGAGTTCTGGCCCGAACCATAGAGCATGATACTTTCGGGCAAGAAGACTACATCGTCAAACCGGTAGGTGCCGGGTGGAGCAAAGATAACCGCTTTAGCGCCGCTAGACGTGTAGAGTTCGTCCGCCACATCCCTTATTCGGGCCAGCATGTCCTCGTAGTTGCCTTGGTTGACTGTAGCCGAATTCTCGGGCCGAATATCAAAGTCCCACAGGCTATAGACGCGAGAGATTTCGGATACAGATTTGAAGAACATCCGGCCCGGAGACGACACGTCCTCAACCATCGGAACGTTTCTGCGGGAACCGGAATAGTTCAGCGGCGTATCAGTAAGGTGGGTAAACGTGTTCTCTTCACCTGCCGAACCGGTGGTGTCCCCACTATCTTCCAAGATGAACGAACCGCTACCTGTAGCGAGCAAGACGATTTCTCGACCTAGTTTGTCGGAGTCGGCAGCTTCAATGTCGCCTTCCGCATCGTAGACTTTCACTCTGAAATAGTGAGTTCCAGCGGTATAAGTAGCCTCGGTATCAGTTTGGTCGTAAACGTACTGGCTGAATGTATCGGAGTCTGGCACCGAAGTGTCGTTGTGATCAGACTTAGAGACGTTTTTAATTTGGTAGTAATCCGTCGCAGGCTCACCGAAGAGTGAAGCACCGGGGAAAGTATTAACATCGAACTGGTTGGCCGTCGCCCCAGCAGTCGCAACCTTGGTGTAATCACGATTGGCAATCTTGGTAGCGTTTGCTGTCCACCACGCGTCGTTCTGACCATCAGGGTCGCTGGTGGTGTGCCAGATTTCGATAGTAATTGTGGCCGGGGGAGTATTGGATTGAATCAGTACATCATATACGGCGTGGCGCGCGGCAACGCGAACGTCGTCAATGTCGTCATCCAAAGTAATCGTATAGAAGTCGAGGTTGTTGTTCAGCTTGCCAGTGATCTGCTTGGTGCTATAGTTCTGTTTCGAGAAAATCTGGCTGCGCAGATATTCGGGAATCTCGCCAGAACGAAGAATAATGTTTCCGACGTCATCCATAAGGGTGAACGAACGCATAGTAACGTGGCCGTTTTTGTCGACCGAGAACGGAGCTCCAGCGCCGAGGAAGCTACCTGCCCAAATGCGCCAGTCGTACGAAGAGTTGCCTGACAGGCCAACGAACGAATTCGCGTCAGAGCCAATCTTGATTTCACTTTCAGCGAAGATATGCGTACCAGTGATGGAATCTGCAACAATGCCCTGACCGTCAATACGGGTTCCGCCTGCGGGAGTCCAGTCGGACAAGACCGTTTGGTTGGCAGTGGCCTTGGAGACCATCAGCCTGCGGAATTTGGCAACTTCGGTATTCTCAAGAGATAGACCATTTAATAGAATTCGCATCCGGACAGCGGTGGCCGGGACAGTAAACACTCCTCCCAGCCGATCCATGTTAGCCAGAGTGCCATCCGTGCTAGCAGTGGTGTTCGAATACGTGAAGTCCTCGCCTGACAGATATCCGCCCGCGTATGCGCTGTAGAATTGTACAACTAATTGCGCGTTTCCGGCGTTGGTAGCCTGCGCATAAACGGAGGCTTCATACTTTTCGCCTGCCGTAACGTCGTAGTCGTGTCGGTTGGCTCCGGAAGCGTCGCCCGGTCCTGCATTGTCCGTTTGGTCAGCGGCGGTGGAAGTCAGGACCAAAGCCTGTTCACTGCCGAACGCAGTACCCTCGGCTGCGGATTCGAACGTCTTGGTTACGTTCGCATTGGTGCCAATTTTGATGCTGGAAAAGTCTGCGGAGAAATCCGAGTTTTGAACCAAATTACGGCTAAAGCCCACGTTCATAGCGGCGGCGGAGACTGTACCGGCTACCAAAAGGTTGCCATCTATTTCAACATTAGTGGCGTCCATCCGAATCTTGGTGCCAGTAACTTGGAATACTGGAAGATTGGCAGCGGCGTTGGAATTCCAAATGGAGAAGTCGTCGGCTTGGAAACCGATTTCCGACATCAGGGCACCGTCGCCCCCGGCGCGCGAAGTCAACCAAGCGCGAGCAACGGTATTCGCATTTCCGGTCCCGGCCTGAGTCTGGAGCATAATGGTGGCGGTGGATGTTCCGCCATCGAACAGAGCCTCTTGGAAGATATCTGCCCGAGCCTTGGTCTCAGAATAGGACAAATCGCCGTACGCCACAAACGCGGATTTGTGGATTCGCCACTTGTCGTTGGTAGTTTGGTCGGAAGAATCAGCTGGGGCGATCCACCATACAGTGGGATCAGCAGTCCCCCAAGCCACGGCTCCGGCATCGGTCGACCCCTCCAGATCGAACACGAACGTGTACATTTTGCCGGTTTCGTAATAGGCGTTTTCGTTTTTATTGACGGCATGCAACCATGCACCACCGTTGTTGGTGCCGGAGCGCCAGTTGAATTCCGGGGTGACGGGAATATCCGCTTGTCCACTCACGAATTCCATCACGACTACTGCGTACCGAACCCTCTCCCAGTCGACAGCGGCTTGTTGATCGGCGGAAAGGGCCCAACCAGCGTAGATTTGTCCAGTGTCGGCAGTGGCGGTGATCTCGATCCCATTATTGGCCAGAGCAGTAGTTACTGACGCCTTGGACGTGGCGTCTCCAGAACCGGTTCCGTCGTTCCACTGCCAGACAAGATCGGGGTGAACGTCTGTCAGGTTCGGCAAGACAGCGCCTGCTTCAACAGTATCTAGGCGATACGCGAGTGCAGTATCGCCATTTTGGCGACCCAAAATCTCTTGCGCGATTCGGGCGTATACAGAACCTCCGGCATCGGCGGTGTCACCAGCATCGCCCACCAGAATTTCGGTGTTGGAAACTCTTTGCTCAAGCGGAGCGTTTACTCCGACCAGCGAGCGCATCGAATCGATTCCGCCAGAGACGCTTTCCTTTGTCCCAACGGCCAGCAGCACGTCTGTATTGGCCGGAGTAAACGCAACCCCCGCCGTGTTGGTGTTGTCGTGAGCGTACCATTGGTCATTAACGTCGTCGTAGGTTACTACACCCACGTATGCATTGCCGGTGGCCGGGTCAGTCAGACCCCCGCCAAATCTCGAACTCCAATCGGAATTGGAGTACATGATATAGAAGCGCTCGCCCCGTGGAACAGTCGAACCCTCCCATGGGGTGAGGATGTTGAAGGGAGTGTGGAAAATCTGGCCATTAGTACCAGTTTCGTCGATTCGGCCAAGAGTCGGGTGGTTGAACCAACCATCGCCGCCATCGTCTACACCATTCGATACTCGAATCTCTCCGTCGTCCGCCCCAGTAGTGAGTTCGTTCTTGTGGAAATAAGCGTCGCCATTTACACCGCCAGAGATGCCGGGGGGAATGACGGATTTACCGATTTCCATCACCCGGTTGATTTCGTCTTGGACCGTACCTGCAAGTTTGGTCAGAGTGATTGAACCATCGGGAATGTCGTCGATCGGTTCCAGAGTGGTAATGCTGCCCTCGTCCGAAGCCACCAGCCCATCAGTTCCGAATTCGTCGTACACCGCGTACTTGTAGTAATAGGTCGTGTCGGCGCTGGCGCTAAACGAGGGTTTGCCGGGGCCCTTAAAAACGACATTTCCATCGGTGGTAGAAACGCTGGGGGAAGTGTCCGCCCAAACAATCATTCCCCGGAAGTCGGGGTCGTTAGGCTCCAGATAATCGAAGTAAATTTCGCGATACGACGCCGTAATGGTTACGTCTGGAAGGGCGGGTTTAGTATTCGTTACAGTCAGCGATTCGGTTCGACCAACTTCGTTGTACCGATTTACATACGACACTTCCACTTCGAAAGATCGAAGGGGTGCGCCATTGTTGTCGTCGAAATTGTTTTCGTACGTATAAGTATAGAAGTTGTCAGTAACGAATTCTCGACGGAGCAGATTTCCGTTTCCATCCCGGACGTCCACTTGGTAGTGTTGAAACAGAGGGTCCGTGGAGGACGAATCCCCACCGAAGCGTTCGGCACCGGGGCTCTGCGCCATTCCGGAGGCTCTGCGCCACGTGAACACCGCGTCCTTGCCCTCGAATTCCGTGTTGTTGCCCTGTTCGAACAACTCCAGACCGCTGACCGATGGGGCGGGAATAGGGGAGGTAGATTCGACCGTGATCGTGCCCTCGACCGGAGTGGAGGACAAAACTCCAAACACGTTCCGGGCGTACACCCGAACGGTATAGGTGTCCGCGTATGGGAAATCGATACGAGCGCTATTGGAGACCGTAGTTCCCAACTCTTTCCACTCGGGATCGCCAGTTCGGCTGTAAGTGATGAAATACCGGTCAATGTACCGATCGTCGGACTGCGACCAGCCAATGTCGATATAGTCGTCCACCGCTTGGGGGCTAATTACTTCGATCTGGCGCGAAAGCGAAATAGTGGACGGAGGGTCCATCTTGTTCATCGCGGGGAGTTTGGTGTAACTCTCGACCGGGAAGTCGATGCCCTCTTCTACCGACGCGAATTTGTCGTTGTTGTATTCGAGAGCAGTGACTTCGTAGCACTTGACTTCGTTGACTTCAACTTCGCGGATGGACAGAACCCGGTACTGCGGTAGAGTAACGTCCGTGCCAAGAATAGCGAAAGCCTCACCAACAAGCGGAGTTCTACTAGGAGAGCCCAACATCACTACGGTGTCAGTCGAAGTAGTTCCCGGATTGGTCAGATTCACCAGTTCTGGAGCGCCCGATGCGTCGAGTACAGAGATTTGGTAAGTTTCGCCAGCGTCGAAATCGTAAGCTTTGTCCAGCGTCAGAGTGGAACCCGAAACGCCTGCAATCCGGCCAGCGTTGCGAACACCTAGTCTTTCAGGGTCCGACAAACGGATGACCGAACCGGGACGGACGTTCAGGTGGTCAGCGTGGCAGACGTACGAGACCGTTTCGGTTTCGTTGAGTTCGGAATAAATGATCCAGCGAGCGGCCCGGTGAGCCATTGCTCTGGAGGTACAACCGTGGAGAACAACGTCTTTGCGACGATAACCCAGCGTGGCGATGCCGACACGGTCCTCTACTACTTCGACTGCGGGCCGACCAAAATTGTTGGGGTCGGTCCAAGTGACGAACACAGCAGTGTGGCGCGCTTTTTTAGCCGATTTCTGGTATCGGAACATCCCGCCGATAACGCGGGTCTGGTTGACTTCGATCTCCGGAGATTTCGGGCTATCCTGAATCAGAGTGACCGAACCCGAACCCCAGTACATCATACCACGGAAGGTGGAGGCCAGAACGTTCAGAACTTCCCAAGCTTCCCTCTGCTCCTGAATTACGCCTTTAAACGTAAACCGGGGTTCAGTTCCGCCTTGTCCATCGTCCACGTTTCCGTCGCAATAGACGCCGATATTGTACACGGCCCATTTGTCGACATTCGATATACCCAGTTCTTCGCCCAAGCCGTATCGATCGTGAGTCGCTAGATCGAACCAAATCCACGCGGGGTTGGAAGTGATGGCCTCGATGAAAGTACCATCCCATATGCCGGTATAAACCCGAGTCGCAGCGTCGTAGTTGCTTGGGACCTTAACTTTCCGGCCCTTCAGGCGATACGCGCGCTTTGGTGGCTGCGAACCAAACTGCTGCGCGTCAATTTCGATACCAATGAGGGCGGAATCCGGGTATGAAAACTTGGACTCGTTGATGGCAGTGTACGAAGACCATATCGTGCCATTCTGGATGTCGATGGTCTCCGAATCCGGAGTAATACGTTGGACTTCGAGCGTGTAAGTGTCCGTCCCCGGAAGTTCCAAATAGTAGGAGCGTTCGTAGGGGGATGTGGTTTTGCCGGATATCGTGACGGTCTGTTCGGTGATGACGGAGCCACCGGGATTGGTTTTCCAAATGAATTTAAGGGAAACCGTGGTGCCCGTGATAACTTGCTCTTCCTGCTTAACGTGCTGGAGACCGGTAACTTTAATTGCGAGACGCAGGGCGTCCATTGTCGATCCATCGATCGATCGAGTGACAGGAATCGCGGCTTTGACTTCAGCCCCAACCGCGATGGTAGCTTCGGCCTCAGAGAATCCCGGAATAGAGGTCTGATCGGGCAGACCCTCTCTAGTTACCCACCTGAAGCCTTGGAAGTTGTACGAATCGTCGGAATTCTGGAGCGGAACTTCATTCAAGTAAATAGACTTGGCACCATCGACCAGACCGCCGATTTCGCCTTCCGACACAAGGTCGATAATCTTTGCTTTGGACGTTGACCGAAGAGTGTTCGGGGCCTCTCGGACCCCACCCTCTCCGGTGCTGCCTTTGCCTTTGCGGCCAGTAAGTAAGTCGAGGTCTGGATATTGATCTCTCACCGCAAATACCTATCTATATCTTGGAGCAGCGTTCCACCGCCAACTTGCGAACCACCACCCGGCCCGCTTGAGTAACCGCCGCCACCGCCGTAAGTTCCGGAACCGATGGCGATATCTTCAATGACGATGGATGTGTGAACAACTACCGAGCCAGCCCAAACGTCGTCGCCATAAACCACTGGGATAACTGTGCCTTGTTCGGCCCGGTTTTCGGGACCATTGAACATGAACGACGACTGCTCTTCTCGGTCGCCGTAGTTGCCGACCTCGGGGGTGGGAGTCATCATCATAGCAACGCCGCCCAGTGCCAACGAAGCTCCAAACATGGCGATGTGCCCGAACGTCACTCCTGTACCGAATACAGAAAACGCCGTCTGAGCCAGACCCTTCATCAGGCCAATACCGACCGTCTGCATGCCGGGGATAATGAGGGTAGCGCCAATCAGGGCGATGCCAAGCAGAACCTTGCCCACGCCCTTTTTACCACCGGATAGTTCGGGAATAATGTGAAGCTGTTTTGTTCGGCCCAAGCCGATAGCCATCATTGGAAGTGTTTGGTCGAATCCGGTCTCGATATCGCCCTTACGAATTCGGTAAAGACCTTCGCGCAGGTGGTTTTCAAAACCCTTCAGTTGGGAACACAAGGCTCTAATAGCCTCGGAGGGAGACTCTACGTGGAAGTTGAACGGGCCACCAAACTCATTGGCCAATTCCCCGTGAAGAACGATTTCCGTCATATCTCAACCAGTGCGTTACGTATCGATTCCAAGGTCCTAGTGCAGTTTTGCAACTCAAACGTCCAACGTAGTGTTGAAGAACCACTCCGTTCCCTAGATAGATGCCTCCGTGGTTCGGGACATCAGACCGTATTTGGGAAAGAAATACGTCGCCTCTCTTTACGTCTTTCGCCTCAATCGGGACGAACCCAGCTTTAGAAATCCCATCTCTATACAGGTCTTTCTCCAGCCACCATTCCCAGTCTCTAGGGAACTCCGGTAGTATAACACATTCTTCAATCTCATAGAAGTCCCTGATGATAGCGTAGCAGTCCCCCATTCCATCCGACCCTGAGGGGCCGTGGCGAAACTCTCTGCCTTCAAGGGGTGGGGTTGCGATATCGGGACCCCAATAAACGACATCACGGCAATAACCGGGCGTCACGTTGGCCACTCCAAACGTCTTGTCAAACGCCTTTTGGGTTTTCATGTCGTGTTCAGATATATAGAGTTCTGGTTGATCGGGGTGGCTGTGCACGAATGCGACGCACTGGAACATAAATCGATCCACATCGGCTTGGGACACGACAAATTCGTTATAAGGGTCCTCGTGAATGTTCTCCACGATCTCGACACTGCCGTCTGGCATAACGAAGGCGCACCCCTCATGGGGGTACACATTCAGAAAGTGTTGTTTTAGCTGGTCCTGAACCTTAGAACCGGTTAAGAGCAACTGCTGGGAAGAAATAACCGGGGAGGTCTTGGTCTGGGAATCGGGCATTACACCCTCCGGGAGTTTGACTGCAGCTATCGTTAGCCTTGGTGGAGGAATCGTCCGCACCATCGAAATAATTCGACCCGGCATAAGGACAAGCCCATGGAGTGCTGTCAGTGTCGAAATCATCACTAGTAGAGTTGTAACGGCGATAGCGCCGGAGGCACACCTCTTTAGTAACAATTCGCTTGGGGAGTTTCACCCCGCGCTGGTCCAGAATAGACGACAGAACGAACTGTACGGAGTCCTTGTCCTGATGCTTCAACTGTTCAAAGTAAAATACTTCGTCGGGGAATTTTTGGGAAGTGTCGGGTTCGGCACCATCGTCGAGGAATCGCTCAAAGGTACGAATACGGGTTAACTTCAAGCCGATGAAATCGTTGTAAGTGTTCAGCATGGCTGTAGCCAGAGCGTTCAGGTTGCCCAAACTGAGGGTTGGACTCGGGAAGCTGCTCTGCCCATCCCACTGAATTCCTTCGAGTTTGATGGGGAACAGGCTGTAGGTGTTGCTTCCCCACTCTACCCCACTGGACCCATCGCGCGAAAAGTTGCTAAATCGCAGAGTGCCGCCGCCCAACGAACTGACATCAATCTCGAACAATTCGACTTCGCTACCGAGTTCCGCCCCATAAACGTATAATTCAATATCAGGCATTGGGTACACTCCGAATCGCCATGTTGATACTCCAGTACCCCGGCTTGGTAGGAGTGCGTTCCATTTCGTCCGAGACTAGAAGTACGTCGTTCGGTATGATTTCCGGCACCCCCAAGTAGAAGGAAATGTAGCCCCGGCGCGTCTGCCAAAACGATTCAATCGTGTCCGCCTCTGAATCAGTAAGGGAAGGCCACATCAAGCTTCCTTGATATTTCGGATCGGTAAATACGCCGCGAGGTGCCCGCATCTCGTAATCGTCGCCAAACGCCACAGTTTTAGCACCGTGGGTCTGTTTGACCGACGAATTCCAAGTGGGGTTAATAGAAGGGTTCATTGAATCTGGCATCAGAGTTTAGTAACCTTTCCGCCCATGCCCGGACTATTGGACATTTCCATAACTGTCTCAGCCACCAAGCCCTTGAGCGCTTCGCGTGTCTGGCCGGAAGTCTTGCGGGCAATCTCTTCGGCGTCCGCGTCACCCTCGACATGCACATGCGTCTCGTTGTTTATCACGAGGGACGAGAGACCGCCTCCCGTGGCCTGTCCGTGCATCTGGACCCCCAGTGCCCCGTCTCGTCCTCTCGCTAACGGGAGGATAGCCTCTGGCCCCGCCTCGCCCATAAGACCCATGCGACCCCCGCCGTAGCCAAACATGGTGGGTTCGTTCATGACACCACCACGAGCAAAGGCTCTAACCGGACCGTCGAATACACCACCCTGAGCGAATGGCATAAAGGGCAACGCCCGCATGGCCGATTTGACAATCGGTAGAATCACCTGCATGCGCAGAACTTCCAGTATGGCGTCGTTTACGGCCCGAATGATGTCCAGCAGAAATTCGTTGATACTCTGGCGCGGACGAGTAAAATCGAAAGCCCCCATGATGGTGGTGGAAATGCTATCTGCCACACCTTCCCAAAGTTTTTCCATCTCCTCGGCAGCTTCGCGCATCACTTCCAACGAATCCTCGGCCTGTTGCGCCGTTCTCTCGTTGCGAAGCTGCAGGTCTGCCCCCGCGATGATGGCGTCTCGTTCCCCCGGAGTCAGGTAAGGGTTGCTGCGGTTTCCAAGTTCGTGTTGTTCCTCAGCCGCTGATCGGGCTTCGGATAGCCTCTCATTGATAAGTCTCTGACGCTCCAGTTGCTTCAAGGCTTCGCCCGTGGCTAGTGCCTGTTCGGCTTCCAGCGCGTACCTAGCGGTCACTTGGGCTACAGTTTCGCCCTCCGTTTGCATCTGCGCGATTGTGCGTTCGCGGTACTGATTGTTCAAGTCCAGCTGAGTGCCATATTGAGCCAGAACTGCAGTCAGCTCTTCGGTGACTAGGGTTTCGTCCCGACCTGCGCCAATTTGGCGCTCGGCTTCAGTGTTCGCCTCCGCTATCATAGCGGTGATACGTTCCCTTTCCTCGCGGTGCTGACGAATAACGCCCTCATAGCGAGTTTCACCGATCGAACCGACTCGGGACCGCGAACGGTCCGTTTGAGACTGGGCCCGCGTCAACATGTCTGTCAGTTGGCGGAATTGGTCGTTCAGAGCCTCAATTTTCCGAGCAGTGTCCGCGCTAACCAAGGCACGAATCTCTTCCTCGGACATACCTAGCGCGCCCGCCATTTCCAGCAACTCTTCAGTCGTTGCAGCAGCGGCGCGTTCAATAGTGGCGATTTCGCCCGCCATTTGGGTCATGGCCCCGACTTGCAAGCCGAACACGGTGTTTTCAGCCGACACTCTACCGGCTTCCACCCTCAGGATACCGAGATTATCAATAATACTCTGCAGCAGTTCCAAATCCTCAGGGCTTCTAGGGATTAGGGCCCCTTCGGCTCCCTCTACCGGGTTCATCATCAGTCGATACCGGTGCATATCCGCTTCGAAGCTGTCCATTCCGATAGTATCGACCCGGAATTGAATACTTTCGGCATCAGAATTGAGACTGTTCATTACGTCCCGGTCAAAAGCAGCAAAATTCCTCAGGTCCTCTTCTACCTGATCGAAATGTTCAGTAGTGTTGGCGGCGGTTTCTCCCAGCTGCTCCATAATGGCTTGGGCGTCCTGCAGGTGCTGGTTTTGGTCCGCGATTCGATCGTTGATGCCCTGAAGAGCGTTCTCGCGAATACCCTCCATTACGGCATCACTGTTCATCCACTCGGCTGCATCCTCACCATATCGGTCCTGATTAAACAATGAAGGGTTTTCGGCCCTTGCTCGGGCTTGGTTTAATTCTTCGATTAACCGCTGAGACAAATCTATTCTTGCTTGCGCTGTGCGAATATGCTCATTGAGCGCATCCATAACCTCAGTCCGCTCCTCCGCCACCTCAGTTAGTTGCTCGGCATTGGCGGGAAGAAGAGAGGCTTCATTGGTCTCAGCCATAATGGCCTGTAGTTCTTCAAATTCCCGAGTCACGGCAGCGCGTCTACGATTCTCCATGAACGACGACACGGCGAAAGTACCAATTCCGCCTAGAACCAAGCCTACTGGACCACCAACAAACCGCAGGAGCATTCCCATGGACCTGAGGACAGTGGATAGAACCCCTGCCAGTCCCGCAGCGGCCCTAGTCATAAATCCGAATAGACCGCCGATTCGGGAGCCACTCCGCATAATTCTAGCAAAAGCGCGGCTATTCAACCCCACCACACTTAGCAGACCCCGCATTGCTTTGGAAAGAACCCCGGTTCGACGCGCGCTGGATGTCATCCGGGCACCAAACCTGCGACTGTTTCTATCGAACAAACTCATGGTAGCACTAAAACCCGCAGCGAAACCACTTGCTGTATAAGCCATAGTCCCGGCGCGAGCAGCGCCAGCGCCAGCCCCTCTTACCGCGCCTAAGGCTCTTCCGCCAAAGGCCCTAACCGCCCCTATAGCGGCAACAGCTTGAGAACTCGCCAAAGCCCGGTTAGCGGCAATAGCCACACCGTTGAAAGCCGCAGCAAGTCCGAGGACCGCCAAGGTCATTGTTTGCCAGTTCATTTGTTCGGCAACGGTTCTGTAGTCGCTTTGCGTCTCCACCGCTTCCCGAGTTGAATACTTCAGGATGTCGATTGAATCCTTCAACTGGTTGGTCCGGTCTTTTTGGTCATCCAGTGCCTTGGACAAATCGATGCTAACATCCAAATAGTCGGTTGAAAGTTCTGCAGCATCCTCTACCGAGGAAGACGACGAATTAACGTTGTCTCCAAGAAACCCGAATGCGGTGGCTGCTGCAGTAGCGACTGCGGCCAGTACCGCAATGATTCCGACAATACCTCCGCTTCCCGATGCCGTAAGAACAAAGGAAGCCATGGCGGCGAGTAGCCTGCCCGCAATGAAAACCGAAGCGAACGAAGTAAGGGCTGCTAGCGCCGGGACGATTACCGCTCGGAATCGGTAAATCGTGCCCGTCACCGCTTCAAACATCGCCGCCGTACCACGAACGATCTGAATCAAATTCTCACTCTCAAACAAAGACCGCAGCGTGTTGGATACATTGATAACGGTGCGTTCGAATCCAGCTTCCCAGCCCGACAATGCCAAAAGCCGGAAAGCTGTAACCATCCGGTTCATCTCGGCTTGGGCAGACCTGCGGGAAGCTTCAAGACCGGGTCCAAAGGTACGTCTCAACTCCTCGGCCACTCGGGGCAAGACTTCAGCCGACACCAACTGCCCTGTACGCATCAGGGTGTTGAATTCGCGGCGCAGACTCTCCGTGGCCGTTTCGACTCCAAAATACGCGCGTACAAACAAGTTGAAAGCACCGGGAAGCCGGTCGCCCAACTGGTTTCTCAATTCCTCGGCCTGAACTGTACCCTTCGATATCATCTGCTCGAAGGCTTTAATCACGCCTCGCGTTTGCTCCAGATTGAATCGCAGAACGGTGGATGCCTCGGCCACCGACAAGAAGATATCCCGCGTAGCCTCGCCCGCCAACTGAGTACCAGCGGAAGCGGCGGACATTTGGGCGTACATGTCCGCCAAAGCGAAGATGTCGGCACCCAAGTAGTTGGCAATTCCGCGCATATCTTCGAATGCGGCATTAGCCGCTTCTACGGAGCCGAATACTGAGTGCATGACGTTTCGAATACGGTCGAAACTTGTACCCATCTCGACAATGTGTCGAGCCAGCATTCCTAGGCCGATACCGGCGATGATGCCACGCATAGACCCAAGGGTATTGTTCAGCTGGTGGATGGACCCCTTCGCCCTTCTAGACGAAGCGGCGGCTCGACCAGCTTTGGCCGAATACCTGTCCAATTGTTTACCAGACCTAAGAAGGGCGGACCCTGCAGCGTTGACGGCACGGGACATCTTCAATGTTCCGTTTGTCATTTTATCTTGGCCGACTTCAGCCCGTTTCACGGTTTTTGCTAGATCGGACTGTTGTTGAGCCAGTTTTCTGGTTCTCGACTCAAGAGTTCTAGCGGCTTTAGTTGTGTCTCGTCCAGCGCGACTTAAACGGTCAAGGCGGGTCGACGCCCGCTTTACAGACTCTGTCTGTACCTGAAGTTCAAGTGTTGCCGTGTTACTAGCCATCGCTCTTTGGGGCCTTAAAATGTTTCAGGTATTGACCGTCTACGGTCTTCAACCACTCTATCTCACTCCATTTTAACACAAGACCCGAATAACGACAATAAGCGTCGATGTCCGGCAGAGATATACCGTTAGGCCCCATTCCGTTCGAAGTACGGAACTTGGAGATGTCCCAGAATAAGTCTATGATTGTCTTGGTGGCGGTGAGTTGCTCCGGCTCAATGTCCTCCGGAGCAACTTCCATACCGGCATCAATGCGCTCACTGATGTATTCCAACAAATCTTTACCGTTGTCTCCCCCAAAGAGCAGCCTGAATCTCCATTCAGACCATTCAGTCAGGTTGTCAGAGACTTCTACGTAAAATTTGTATCGTCCTCCATGAACTCTTCAACCTGATCGCGAAGCCATCGGAAAGTAGGGTCCATAAGAACTTTGTACGCGTTGTCAAAATTGCAAGGAAGAGCCTCGCCATAAGCGACGATGTTCCAATCGACTACGCACCGGGCTACGGTCTCGGTGTTTTCGTTTTCGATTTGCTCAGCTGAAAGGGAGATTTTTCTCCGGCCCTTCTGTTTCGAAAGGCGGCGATCCATCACCGTCCGTGAAGATTTTTGGTAATGGTCGGAATAAAGTCCAGCGACGCGAATGTACATCGCATCCCCCTCGTTATTCTTCAGAATTTCCCCGGTGGTCGGGTGGGTCAATTCCATTCTGGCACCGTCGTTAGACTTGCCAACTACGTCGATTTCTGAAAGGTCCATGTCTCTATCCTCATTGGTTGAACTAATTCAACCATACCACACTGGGATAACTAAGTCAATAAAATGGAAAGAGAAGAAACAATGTAGCAACTATGCCCACCGCAAGGAAAGCAAACGAGGTCCAGTTTAGGCGAGCAGAGTCAAAGTTGGGCTGAACCATGTACGATGCTCGAATATGGCCATACGCAGCCAAAACCACTGCCACTTCCCTCGATGGAAGATTGGCAACTACTCCCCACTTTATTAAAAACTCTTCAAAGGGGAGACCATAATAAACGGACACCCAAGTTACGAACCAATAAAGACCGTCTGTAAATTCCCCCAAAAAGCCTATAAAAATTCCGAGCCCAATCCAATCAGTAGGGCTGACTCCGTGGAAGTTTCGGAACCGAATACAATCTTTGGAAATACACTTGAAAGTGTTGTGGTAGCGAATCATGACCCACAAACAAAAAGCCAGAGCCGGAAGAGTCATTCCAATGGACAGGGCCGACAAAAACTCATAAAACACCAGAAATACCCCTGACCAAAAGAGCCTCTAGCAACTCTTTAGTGTTATTCTTCTCTGCAGCCTTCTGCACAACTTCTTTTTTCAACGTTTTAAGCTGCCCTTCGAGGCGAGAGATTTCGTTCTCCGTGTCTTCTCGTTTTTTCCGTCTACGGGGAAGCATCCATCTGACCCCTGAGTTCGATCCAAGTATTAATTTGGTCTTTTAAGTTGGCGAGATACTCTTTTTCAATTTCCCGTTTAGCCTCAGCCTCTTTTCTCCATAGCCAGAAGAAAAGACCCGCCATAAAGAAGCCCGGTCCGTTTTCAAATAAATATGGGACAAGGGCGGCTTCCATGGCGGATGCTTTCTAACTCAGGGAGAATTTACGCTGATAGGAACCAGACAAGAGCCTTAGTACCGAGAGTTGGGTCTTCCTCTGCGTAGAACGTGATGTTCTCCACAACGGACTGGCCAGAGTTACCCTTAGGCGCAGCCGTGATGACTACATTCGGGAATTCCATGACCATAACATGCCCATCCTTCTGATCCTTCAGAGTGACGATCAGACGGAATCGAGTACCAGCGATGTATTTTTGGCGCATCGAACGGGACGTAAAGTAGATAGATGACTGAATTTCAGCCTCGAAATCGCCCTGCTCCACGTGGGACGCCGTTTCCGCGCCAACCGCGTATTTGGCTTCCCGGTTATTGGAAATGGACACCGACATGTTTTCCACGTCATTGGTGGTAACTCCATCCCGAACGAGGGACGCGCCCTCGATTGAACCGGCAAATGGCACAACATCCGCAACTGCGGTGTAAGCGCCGGAACCGATGGGGAACTGAACTTCGGTGTTGTCGGAATCGATACCGACCATACCAAACTCGGCAGTGACTTCGCCCGATGTTGGGATTTCGACACTGAGTTCGTTAACTTCCATACCACGGTAGTATTCGTAAATGACCGGGCTGAGGTCCAAATACGCGACCTCGTAGGAGAAGAACTTGCGGGTAACGCCAGCTGCCCCGAACCAGTCACCAGCTGCTGCGGTGACGGAGGTTCCGCCACCAAACGACTCTGCAGTGATTTCGCGGTCGAGGACCATATAAGAACCGTCCGAAGCCACCTCTTTCAGTACGAACGTTTGGTCGTTCGAACCGGTGGTAGAACTAGCGGTAGTGATAGTCATTCCAGCTACGAAACCTGTCGAACGGAGACGGTTGCTGGAATCGGTGATGGTGTCGCCTTGAGTACCGGAACCACCCTCAAGGGTGTCCGAACCGGAGGTGGCGGCACCCGCCGATGCGAAATCAATGGTGGCCGAAGCGAGGGTCCAAGCGATTGTAAATGCGTTGCCAACGGTGCCAACGGTGTCGTACCGAATCCGCAGGGTGGTGCTGGAGACGTCTTCGTAAGTAGCCTCCGCAACCGAATCCTCAGTCGAAGTGTTCAATGTTGCTACGAGGTCTGCAATCGTAGCCGCGAGGTCCGCACCCAGTTCAATATGGTTTTCTTCGGTCGGTGCTGTCTTGAACGTGAACAGAACGCCGTTAATCGTGATGGTGTCGTTGTTGGCCGGTTGAGAGTCGAACACCGCATCGCCAGCGGCGTAGGCACCGCCAGCGGCGTAGGCCAGATTCGCACCTGAAAGGGTTGGAAGGGCCAGTGTGGTCGAGAACGCCGATTCGATAAGTTCTCGAATAGATGGGTCGTTCTTCAGAGGGACGGCAACCGTCCCCATGGCGCTTTTGTTTCCGCCAACTTGTCGACCACCCATGCGGTTCGACTTAATTTCGCCGGACCTTTCATAGGTTTTCTGTTCGTCAAGGGCAGTGTTTTCGAGTTGGGGGACCACTTTCCAAGGCGGGTTCGTAGGAGTTGTTCCGCGAGTCGATTCTACGACCTGCGAGACCCGTACGCGGGAGCGGGAAGCGGGTGAGATAAGAGACGCGGGCATTTAATTCTCCGTCAGTAAAGGGTGTATGTGTAAAAATCGACTGATACCGAAATCACCACAAAATCACCATCCTCAGCTTGAAGTCCGTAATGGGATCGTTCTATTGTAACCCGCTTGGAGTTCTTCGTCAATGTTATTCCACGTTTGAAGTGGTTGACTAGACCTCCAGCGAGATTGTAAGCGGGGACTAGCCCCGCCCCTTTGGGCACCATGATATTAATATAATACGCCCCGTTGATCTTATAATGCCCCTCAGGGCCTTGGCCAATCAGGCGGGGAGTTCGGAACGTTGTGATGGTTTTGAGATACATAGAATTGGAAGGCGGATTAAACGCCTTGTCGTTCTGGAATTCGATCTTAGCATTCCACGAACCACCATCGTAAAGCCTCAGCTTTTCGTTGAAAGCATTGATGATATCGCCATCATTAGAATCGGGCATCAGAAATCATTCAACCTCGCAGCTTGGGCGACATACAAGTCCCAGTTAGCAACATGGTCCCTAAATATAGAACCTGCAGGTGCTTGGGGCGACATTCCGGCCTCCAGTAGAGCAACATAGGGCGCTTTATTGTACAAATGGATGTTGTCGCCCACTTTCCACCCGTTCAACGGTTCAACGTCGATGTAGTGGTCGATTCCGGCCCTTTTGGTTCTGTCATAACCACCCGGACGGGAATTAATCCCAAATCTCCAGTGGGCCTTGGCTCGACCCGATCTAAACGGGGTAGATTGAACCACAGCGTCGCCCATAAGTTGAGCGGCGTCCAGCACGATATACCCCAAGTCCTCTTCGGTTTTTTTGGCCCACTTTCGAAGCTGGACATCAAAACTCCCACCTTTGCGGGTGTACAGAAGACTTCCAAAATTTCTCGCTAATCCTCTATTGCTAGGTGGCATCTCTTTGTCCCTGTGTAGATAGGTGCAAGAGGTATATTGCGCCCACTCCGGCGTCGTCCTCTGCGATCTGGATTACCGTCCATGTTTCCCGGTCCGCGTCCCATGGCGCAGCCCCAATCTGTACTTCCACCCCAAGTTTAATGGGGGCCGAGAAATCAGAACCTCGAACCGTAGCAATGAGATCGCCGTCCTTGATCATGTCGATCGATTTGAACTTACTAGCCCCTCCGGTCCACACCAGCTTGGTGGCAGTGTCGGCGGCGGTTTTTGCCATTCTTCCAGTGACGTCGTCGTATGAAGTGGTGTCCGAATACTCTCTTACTAACGCATCCTTGACCACGTCACCGAATGCGGCAAATATAGAATTAGCTGTTTCTTTCCACGCAGCTACTTCACTCACCTATACAACTCCGCCTGAATTCCATTTTGGATTTTGCGAACATAATAAGGCTGGAGATATAAGTCAACCAATGGGTAGACTTTCTCTCGCAATCGCCCCTCGACGAGATCGAACAAATAGCCGGATGCTTGGAAAAATTCCTGTTCCAGAGAACCGACCTTTTGTTTCTTGATTTGGTTTCCGCCGTTAGCGTCACTTCTGGTCAAGGACGTCGGAGCCGGAGTCAACTGGTCCGCCCATAACCACTGCAGGGCGAGTTCGCATTGAGCGTCCTTCACTGCCTGCGGTGTGGACGTGCCATCGAACAACCGGCCCTCGTCGTCGTAGAAGTCTTTGCGGGGCCATTTCATCACCTGAGTGGAGAGGTAGAGAACCCCGCACCACTCATACCGACGATCCATATGGACCGCCGCAAAACGAAGAGCATTCTCTCGCTGGTCATCAGTTTTGGCGACATCGGACCACTCGGATGAATGGGGCCTGCCGTCAAAGTACGTCGTTGCCTCAGCGAGGGTGACGTAACTGTCTGTTCCGACCGTGAGAGCCATTTACTTACTTCTTTTTGCTGGGGGTCTTCGTTTTGGCTTTCGGCTCGACGGGCTCTGGAACCGCGATCGAAGCGTCGCCAGCAGTTTCACCGCTTTTCGTCTTGATGTCGACCTCGACTTCGACGGGCTTAGCATCCTCCTTACCGAATTCTGCTGCGGGCTCAGGTTTGGCTGGTTTCCAGCCGAACTTCATTTGTTCCTTGGCGTCGATGGGGTGAAAGGATCGTTTCTCTCCCTTTTCATTCACCATAGGAATCTGAGAACTGAAGGGTCCTTTAGGCATATTTATCTCCAAATAAGGCAATGGGCGGGCCGGGTTTTCCCGGTCCGCCCATTTTATTTCACCCAAACTCCGAAGTCAATTAGAGTTTAGTCAGAAAACAACCATAGTCGACGGTTGGGTTTGTTCCACCGGTCAGGTCCATACCGCAGCGGATAGCTGCAGCATTGGCGTCCTGAACAAGAATGTCGTTCAAATCAAGAACGATTTCCAATTCGGTTTCCGAACCATTCCAAGTCCGACGACCCACCTCAACGGGGGTGTCAGAGAAGGCCGCAAGCGAATCAACGTCGATAACGAAATCAACTTGAGTCGGTGCGACATCACCGCCAACAACGATATTGTGGAAAACCGCTTTGAAGCGATAATCAATACCGGAGTTGTCTTCAACAGCATCCGGATGGTTCAGAGCAAGATCGAGAGCGATACCTGCTTCGTCCGCATCGGCTGTTTCGGCAGCATCAGCAACATCGCGAAGCTGAAGGCCGACATCCATGATAGCACGATTGGCCATGTCAATGTCCTCCTATTATACCGCGACGGCGGCGTTGGTGATACCTTGAAGACGACCGGCAGAACGACCGTGGTACAATGCCACGCCCGAGTACCACTCAACCCGAGTACGGAAGACTGGCTTCGACTCAAGTTCTCCAAGATCGCGGGCATCAATCCCACCGTTCTCAATACCAACGAGGTGGTTTTCGGAGAACGACGTACAATAGATTGATGTGCTGGTGGAACCACCGCCTGAAGATGCTTCAGTGAACGGGAGGATTTGATTGCCCTCTTCGTCCTCGTCCAAAATCAGGATAGGAAGTTCAGCGTAGTACGATTGGCGACGGCCAAATTCGTCTTGTTCGAAGGTGATATAACCACCAACGCTGGTGTTCCGAGACGCTTGAGTCAGACGCCGACGCATCGACTTGTTCATGATCAAGTGTGTTGGATTGTCGACGGAGTCAATGAGTTCGTCGAGGTTTGCCAGAGACAGTGCACCACCGGTAGCATGGTTAGTTACCAGTTGGTTTCCGCCAAGACGTTGTTGGAGGCCATCAAATTCGCGCGGGTTAGTACCCGAATCGCCTTTGATGAACGCTTTGCCCCAACGGAGGGCCAGAGCGCGAACCTTCATCGCTTCGTGGGTTGATCGCTGGTCAGCGCCCATGGTGTCAACGATGAATTTATCGACATCCAAATCGCCACCGGCAATAGTCAGGGTTTCAACACGCGGGTTCAAGACACCTGTGGACTCTGTGAAACCTTCGTTCACACCACGGAATCCAACTCCCGGCAGTTTGTCTTCGCGGTTATAGCGAAGTGCGTTGCCTTCGATTCCCTCGAAAGGGAGGACGCGAAGTACATCGCTGTTGCGGGCATAAAGCTCGATGATCGCGGATCGAACCACGTCACCAGAATGGAGCTTAGCCGCTTCTACCAAAGTGAGCATTTGTTTTCCTCTTTCCTCACAATAGATTAACGGGGGTTCAGCTCCGCAGCCTTGCTTACGGGAGCGCGATTTGGAAGCCTAGCTTCTATTTGCACCATACCACACTCACCCGAATTCGTCAATTATAGAATTAACGAGATCGTGCATTTGCCTTTTTCGCCGCTTGTTGGCGATACTGGCGCAGGCGTTCTTGCGGAGACAGGTCTTGGTCGATCTTCGGGCCAGTGCGACGGATACCATCGCCCTGAGGTTGACCGGAACCGCCCATTACGTCGGCTTCCCAGTCGTCCGAGATATCGTCCTTGTCGCGGTATTCTTCGATAAACTCTTTCAAAGTCATCGGGCCATCTTTGCCGTACCGCAAATTGCCGTCATCGCCTTTGATAATAATCGATTCGTGGCCGTTTTCGTCAACATCAACTGAAACCTGAGTCATCAAATACATCTGGTGCATAGGCAATTTGCCCTGCTTGATGCCGGATTCCAGAAGGGCGCTTTTGAGTTCGTAACCGAGAGTTTTGTCGATCCGAGCCTTGCGCTCAAGTTCAGCCGTTGCGTTGGCTTTGTCCAACTGGCCTTGCAGAGAGTTGACTTGGTTTTCGGCGCGCTTGTTGGCTTCCGAAACAGCCTTCTCGATTTTGGAATTAATATCCTTGCCCTCGGTGTTCATGAATTCGATGGCCTGAGTAGCAACTTCAGGGTCGATATAAGTCTCTTCACCGGTATCAGCGTCCTTGACCTTGTACCGAGTAAGTTTTCCGAGAAGTTCCTCGTTTTTGGCTTTGACACCCGACACGAGTTCGCGCTCTGCCCAGTCCTGAAGTTTTTTCTTCGACTCAGGGTCTTTCAGGGCGGCATTTAGATCGAACGGAACGGGATCGCCGCCACCGTCACCGCCGTCGTCGTAAAACGAGTGGGCAGGGATTCTCATGAGGGGGTATAGTGTTTTATTCGTCGTCATTGGACCTTGTCCTTTGGTTTTCAGACCCTTGGTCTGGGTTGGGTTCTTGTTCTGGCTGATCTGCACTTGCCTCATTTTGATTTTTCATAGACGCGGCCTCAGCCTCAGCCAGCGCCTTGAGGTCTTCTTCGAGATCGGCCTTCGCCGCCTCTACTTCTTCGTCAATATCGACAGTCTTGTCGAGACGTTCACCGCGTTGCAATTCCTTGAGGAATACGCGGCGTGAAATTTCGCCCGCCTTGCGGGTATTAAGCAGGAACTCCGCTTCGTTGGCGTCCATAGGCGTCAAGTCGAAATCTTTGTTCAACTTGATAAGTTTTTCGACTTCGGGGATGTCTCTCGCCCAAAGGGCAGCTATGCCCATGGCGCGATTATACGAATTCTCGTGGGACGACACCACCGAAAGGAGCCAAGACTGGAAATCTGATCTGGAGAGACGCCTAGCGTCCGCCGAAGTGTTGGCACCCAGCGAAGTCTGAGACCTCATGCCGGATTCCCACATCTCACGAAGAATCATTTCCGCAGTTTCTTTACCGATGTTCAGCGAACGACCGGTATACTCTACGTACTCCGCTTTGGCGTTTCTAGGTAGAACCAGTGCGGCGTTGGAACCCGTTTTAATATGGGAGTCTTGGACGCCGGATAGGACCAAGATCGGGTTCAGGTGGAACATCAGACCGTGGTTGAAAGCCGACAAAACGCGGTAGTGGTCGATATTCAAATTGGCAGATTCCACCAATGGTGGTTTGGACACCATGGGACGAATCATCTGCGAATAAATGGGTTGATACGGAATAAACCCTAGAGGGTTAGGACCCTCTTCCACCAATTCCGGTTGGACTGAGTCCAGATCGGTTTCTTCGGTCTCCAAGCGAGCGACCCAAAGTTCCCATTTGTTCTTGTACCATACCTTGTAATATACGGAAGTATAGTGGTCGTCCATTGGGCCATCGGATTCGCGATACGAATACCTGTGAACCAACCACTTGAACTGATAGGAACCGTCGAGTGTGCGCTCCAGAGCCCAGTTAATGATTTCGATGGGCGAGACCGGCACCAGATACGGGCGGGGGTTGGTCATCTTGACCACGGAACGACTATCCATTCCGGAAGTGTTGGGGAAATCCACCGCGATGAAATAATGCCCCATAAGATAGGACTTGAGAGAAACGTTGCGGAGGAAAGTGTCGAGTTCGGTGCCCAAAAGGTCCGCGTCCTCTACCATGCTCTCAAACCACTCGGGCGCTTCGCCCTCTTCCGGGTACACTGGGTTCTCGCGGTACATGTGGCCCGTAGTGTACTTCACCAGTCGGTCGATGCCATTGAAGTAAACTGCGTTGTCCAAACGCCTGTCGTAAGCGGTTCTTTTGTTGGAACCCGCTTTTTTGGCGTCGATTTCCTCGGACTCGGTCATGGGTAGGTACTTGGTGGAAGCGCTTTTTACAGCCGGTGCACCAATGTACAAGTCGTCCATGATCTCCCAGTTGGAATACTGGTCATCGTAGTCTGGATGCGTTCGGTTCAGTTGATTTTCTGCCATTGGTGTCATTTAACCATAATTGAATGGGTTAAATCAATATGGGCTGTTAGCCCGCGATCCAACCGACTGTTTCTCACCACGAACCCTATACCGCAACATGTCGATAACGTGGTCCTCGTAACCACGGGCTACATCGTCAAATCGAACATTGTCTCTCGGAGCCGTTGGAAGCAACCGAATTGTATGCCTGCAGTTCTCAAAAACGAAGAATCCGGGTTTTTCCATTCTATCCCGCGTGGCCTCTTTTAGCAAGGTCCTTATCTTCTCAACCCCCAAAACCCTTGAACCGGGTCGTTTGTCGGACACCGACCAATAAACGCCCTCGTCTTCCATATCGTCCGCGATACAATTGCCGTTCTGGTCGTCGAAAATAGAAGCATCAGCCGGTCCACCGTACACGTTGTACGGAATGTTCGCTTCGATGTCCTTGATTCCCTTGGCTATTTCGACGGCTTCCAACTTGATCCCCTCGTCCGACTTGCCGTTCCACCCGTACCACTCTCCGATTTGGAATATAGTCCCCGCTGGGAAATGCCTAGTAGTGCCATCGGCCAGAACCACTCCAGTACCGTCGCTCTCCGCGAACCACCCGACCGAAAAGGGCTTGGAACTGCCCCAGTCAAAGGCCCGATCCACGTACCAACTGGCCGGAATCCTGAAAGGTTTCATTACGTGGACGTCTTCTTTCCACACATCGTCGAAAATACCTCCAATAATAACATCAAAGTTACCATCGAGATAAGCTTCAACCAGCTTGGCGTCGCCCATACCCTTAATACGATTTGGATAATCGGGGTCCTCCTCCATCAGGGACGGGTTATCCCGGATTTTGGCCGGGATAAACTGCCGCAGCATACCCCCGTCGTCCTCTTCCGCCCTGTGGTAGCCCATCGGAGGGGCAGGGTCGATCCACGTCTGCTTCATAAACTGGTGGCAGGGACCACCGGGGTTGGAGCCGCACAAAATCTTTGGGAACTGTCCGTGGACGCCTTGCGGGACTTTCACCCCGACCATCCGTACCCGAGTGCGGAGAAACTTATAAACGACTGGAGTGAATTGCGACAACTCGTCGATCAGGAGAACGTGGATTTCGGCCCCTAGGTACTTGTACCGGTCGTCGTCCCGCTGGCAGTGGCAGAGTTTAATGGTGGAGCCGTTCCAAAAGTCGAACGTATACTTGGTTTTGTTCCACTTTACGTGGCCGTTGTCGATGAACGGGCCCAGCAGAATAGGCAGTGCTGCCGGTCCGTTCAGGTGGTTGGCCTCTAGATCGGGGAAATTGCGCCGGAATAGATAAATTTGAATGCCTGGAATCTGGGAAGCCCAGATGACCGCCGCCGCTCGCATCAGGTACGACTTACCGCCGCCCGCCGCGCCGCCGTAGAGCATTTCAGTCGCTTCGGACGTGAAAACCAGCCCCTGAGTCGGGTGTAGAACAATATCTAACTCAGGAAGCATCGGATTTAGGTCCTACCGAAATCGCTTCGTGTTCGTAGATTTCGATTTTTTTGGCTTTGCCTTGGCTCGTTTCTGCCTTGACTTCGCCGCCAACGGCGTTGATGAGAACATTGACCACGGGCCTGAGAGACGCTTCATCATCTTCTCCTTTCTCTACATCTTTAATCATGCCATTCAGCATTTCAAGGGCTCGGAGCCGATCTGAATGCTTGGCACTGGGATCATTAGCAATCTCCCACACTTTAGCATACACGACTTTCGAATCCAATAGTAGGGCTTCCCCCACCTTTTTGTAGAAGATAGTGAGCGCTTTTTGGATTTTGGGGCGCGCAAGGTGCATCACCCCGAGGCGCTGAGCGGCCTTTTGGTCGCACTGATAAACGGACGCATACGCAGCCCCCGGTGAATGGGTGGTCACGTACTGCGACACGAACAACATGTCGTCCGTGGTAACTTCTAACTCTTTTAGTTCTTGAACTTCGCCCGGATTTAAAGATGGTACTTTAAACTCAGGGGTTTCGATCAAATTGCCCATTTTTGAACTTCTGGATTGCCTCAGCTATTCTCGGGTTATTTTGCAGCCGATACGCGGCGCTCGACTGGCTTCCCGGAGTCGAGTGTCTATACCCGGCGCTCCGAATAGAAGCCATGCCATTCCCTGTCTTGGAATAGTGAAAACAAAACAGAATCTGTTGATCGGTCAACGGATACTGGTGCGACAGGCTACGGCGTATGGCTTCAAAGTTGTATGGAAAATCTCCCACATTCACCTCCGTGTCATTCAACCGTATTTTACCCTACTCACGCTTCGTGAGCAAGGGGTTTTGGATAGTGTTTGCCAAATCCTCTTTGCGCTGAAGCGCTGCGATAATCTTCTCTTCGATGGGAAGATTGACCCCGGTGGAAAACATGTCGTAGTACGTAACCGGAGTATCCTGCCCGTGCCGGTGGTTCCGGTCCTCAGCCTGCAGGCGATTTTCAAGCGAGAAGTCGTTTTCGTAAAAGATGGTGGAGGAGCAACGATCATCGCCCGGTTGGCCCAGCAGAGTGAGGCCGATTCCGCCGGATTGAATCTGGCAAATAATAACCCGGCACTCGGAATCGTTATTAAACCGATCCCGCTGTTCTTTCCTCTCCGCAGGCTTCATTCCGCCCCGAATATAGGCCGGTTTGTAATCCTTCAATACGCCCATCAACATGTCGATTGTGTATTTGTGGATACAGAATATAATCGTCTTGCCCTGTATCTGTTCGACGATGTCTACCAGCGCCTGAATCTTGGGAATTTGGGTCGGGGTTTTGAACAGGGGAACCACCTTACCGTCCTCGCCATGCATGAAACCCGACACGATCTGCTGCATCTTCTGAGCCGCAGTAATCGCCATGTTCACACTGATGACTTCACGGTTAACAATGGTAATGAATTCAGATTCGATCTGAACGTAGTGCTTGGCCTGCGCCGGAGTAAGCTGAACCTTGCGATTAATATAAGTCTTGTCCGGAAGGTCCGTCCAATCCTTCTTTTTGGCAATCATGGTCGTGTTCTTCATGAGAGCCTGCAGGGTATCTACATTTTTGGCACCCACGATCTGCTTACCGAGATATCCTCCCATTACGCAAAACTTGTGCCTAAACGGGTAGTACCGGTAGGAACTGGGGAGCGCTCGGATGGCCCTCAGTTGCGCCCACAAATCGGCCACGGACTGAGTAACCGGGGTGCCCGTCGCGATGCGAACATACTTCGATCGGGCGCAGTAGCTGAGAATAGACAGTGTGCGCTTAGCCTTGTGGTTTTTGATCTTGGACGATTCGTCGATAAACGTGTACATGCTGGAGCCGTAAATCTCGTAGACTCCATCCAAGAAATTCTGTCCCCGATCAGTGATGGAGGCTTCATAGTTTACCACCACCACGAACGGCTTGTTTTTGGGGAGCTTTTCCGGGGGCGGCACGTCGTCCCATACGAAAATCTCCGGCTTGAAGCCCATTTTCTCGGCTTCATCCTTCCAGTTGTCCAGAAGGGACTTTGGCATGAACCCCACCGCGCACTGAATTTCGTCCTTCGACACAAGGTCGATGAATTCGTTCAGAATAATCGCGGTCTTGCCCAATCCCTGTTCGAGAAAAAACCCGAATCCGGTTTTGCCTTCCGCAGCTTCCGCCGCAGTCGTTTGGACCTCGTACGGGGTGGAGTTCAGATGCCAAGGAGTTTTCATTTAGTCACCGTGTCGCATTTAAATTCGATATCGTTAATGTGGTCGAAAACAGCCCTAGCGGACTCGGGGTCCCCGCCCGACATATCCTTGAACCACTCGGATTTGACTACATCGTCCAAAATTTCCATCATATGGTCCAGAATGTCGTCTACTTCCCGGTTGCCCATTCGCCGCTCTTCGGCCAGAAACGCGCAGGCTTCGATTACATCCGCCAACCAAACGATTTGTTTAATTGGTTTGGGCGGGTCGCTGTAGAAAAGACCGCCAAATCTGGCCGCTGCGGTTTCCGATTCCCACTTTTTGAACGCCTCGTTGCCCCTCAACCCGGCGTATCCCTTGATGGGATTCGGGATGTCCGAGGTGAACGACTCTTCAATATCGTGCGTCAGCGCCGCTTTCAGCACTCCGTCGAGTTCGACTCCGTTTTCCGCCATCCACGGAACTTCGCAAATCGAATGAAAAATCCACCTGCAGTACAGAGCCACATAGTAGCTGTGTTCGGCTACGGATTGTGTGCGGAGTGTTCGAACAATCGACCACCGAGGGACGAATTGCAGGGTTCTTAACTCTCTCGGAAAATTTTTCATCTCAGTTTAATCCCTTTTTCGGAGTTCGCCCAATTGACAATGTCGGCCTTTGGGTCCAACTGGAAGTCAATGCTGTTGACAGTGGGGCGCGGAATTACATCCGAGACATCCGGACCGTAACCCAACAAATCCGGACCCTTACCATTCGCATCCATCTGATTGGAGAGCGCACGGACTTGATTCTTGTCCAGATAGTTGCAGAAATTCAGGAAGACCAAATCCGGTCGGATATACTCCAGCGATCGCCTGTATTGTTCCATTGAAAAGTCGAAAATCCGGCGCGGGCGTTTAGTCACGGTAGTGAGTTCGGGCTCTACTCCGATCTTCTCCCACTCCAGTTCCTTTTGGTTTGCATGGGACGGGCCGCTCCACCCCACCATCTTCCCATTTTCGTCGTAGATATTACCAACTCGAATAGGGTAAGTCCGAACGCACATCAGCGTTTTGTGGAGGAAGGAGGGGTGAAGGCCCGCATCCGACATCGCCTGCGATGGTGTAACATCGCGGGAAGTGCAATAGGGGTAGAATCCACCGGAGTTGACACCAAGGCTGAAGCCTTGCGGAACTTCCAGAATCGACCCCCTGCAACTCGCGAATTCGTTGGGGGTGATTTCCCGGACGAAAGGCCGGAGCCGTTGGTCCAGCGCGGCCACGTTGCCCCGGCGAGCGATTTTGTCGGCCAGTGCAGCGCCAACTCCCTTTTGAGTGGAGCCAATTTTGCTAGTCGACGAGCCCGAAGCCTTCTCCGCCGCAGTATGCTCTGGCAGAATTACCGCCGCGTTGGGGTGAATGAACACCCGGTCCCACATGTTATGCTCTTCCAACTCTTGGAACAGGATGTCGGGGTCGATTATCGCCCCGGCGTCGATAACCGCGAAGCTGTCCTCGTTGATCACCGCTGAAGTCGGGAGATGGAAGGTGGTGAACTTGCGATCGCCAATCACTGTTGTATGGCCCGCATTGGCCGAAGCGTTGGTTATGGCGTAGGAGAAACCGTCGACATTCATAGCGACGTATGCGGCGATTAAACCCTTGCCCGTGGACCCGTATTGGCCATCAATGATGACGGACACTTTCCCCGGTTTGATGAAATCTTCGAGAGGGTTCGGATCAACGTACCCCGAGATGATGTTTTCTTCAACCTTTTGCATTTTTAATCCTTTCTATATACGCCCGAATTTCTTCATCGGTGCGATCGAATTTCATTTTGAGCAGAGCGGGAAGGTAGAAATCATCCAACTCTCGGTACAAGTCGTCCAGCCCGCGCTTGTTTTCCACCCGCATCATGTTGTGGTAGTCCAATATTGGCGATCTCGAATCTTTATACTCATAGTCCGGACGGGAGACGTCGAATATGACACAGTGGTCATGGTTCTGGTGCGCAAACCCCATAATCGCCGCCCACTGGAAGGGCTTGCCAACCGATTCGATTACATGGTTCGTACCGGGGCCCTGATATTCGTCCCTGAACATGCGCTCCACCCATAGAGGGAAATAGTACTCGTCCAACTGCCCGATATAGATATATAGATCGCGAGGGGTAGCTCCATTCAGAGTCGGCTGGGGTTCATCTTTTTCGGCGTCCGTGAACTCCATACCCACGAGCCGGTGAGCCTCTTTCTTGATCTGCGCCGCGATAGACAATCTCACGAAATTGTGTTTGTTGTGAAAATGGTCGTAAACCGTGGTTTTTCCGGCGCGCTGTGGACCCGTTAATCCGATAATCATGCTTTGCCTCTTTTTTCCATATAAAGATCGAGAATGATCGGGAATTTCTCGGATTGTCCAAGCAACTCAAATATCGCCGCAGCATAGTCCCGAATTTCCTTTTGCGCGTCTGGATGCCAGCGCAGGTCCATAAATTTGAACAGATTCCATAGGCTCACGGAAGCTACCATTTCTGAGTAAATCCCCACCGGCATCACGCATCGGGCTACTTCTCTTGGAACTCCCATTTCAAGCAAGTTTCGATAAGAATAATCTGCCGCCCGGTACGCTCTTTCGATTTCCTTCAGCGCCGCAACATCTTCCTCGGTATATTCGCCCGAGATAACTCGGGACTGGTGGTTTTTCGTTGACTGAACTCCGATTTCATCCACCCTCGGCATCCAGTAATGGGGCGGCAGAGCCTTGTAGCGCGCCGACTCCTCATTGAACGACCAAACCCGGTGCCGGTGCCACTCGCGGTACACGAAAATGGGGGCTTTAACCCACAATTTCACGTAAGTTTTTTCGAACGGAGTGGAATGGCAGGGGTTCGACATGAACAAATGCCGCAACAGTCGCGGATCGTTCATCTTGCCATCGCCCTTGTCTGGCCTCCATGCGGCCTCCGGCTGTACCCGTGCGTCGCGGGCTACTGAGGCATCAGACCCGGCGACATCGATCAAGGAGACGTATCCGTACGGCCCCACGGGTACATACGGATGGTCCTGTGGATAGGTCCACTCTCCCACCATTTCTTTGGTCGTTTTGTCTAACTGACCGTAATCGTGTCTTTTCCACTCACTCAATTTGCCGCTCCAAGTTCTATTAGTGTTTCTATGATCTGGCGCTCCGTCTCCCCGGATTCGCACCACTGGACATTTTTCGGCATATTAATGATCTGCCGGTAAAGGTGGGTTGAATTGAGAGTGTCCTTGCCAATCCCGTGCCTGCCATCCGGAAATTGGACCGCCTTGAAATCCGCGCTGTTGGCCCCTACTCTCCACAGATCAATATCCATCGTGTTAGTGTTCGCTACAATCCATGCCCACTGGCTGACTTTGCCGATCGAATCCAGCACATATAAGTCGTTGGAAACGTCGACTCCGGACATGGCTCTTCGAACCCATGCTGCGGGGTCCACCCTCTCGATAAGATTCGCAGCGTCGATAAACAACTCCCGTACAGTGATTTCCTCCGCTTTGCACATGTCGCGAACGATAGGGCTAGCGATCAGAGAATTATGGGAATTGTCAGGATGAAAAACTTGGTCTTTAATGTCCTCCAGAGTGTCGACGCTAACGTTTAGAGATTCAGCGATGAACGACTTGAAAGACCGTGCGAGATTGAGTTTGGTAAAGCCCCAATACTCGACGAGATAATCAGCAATCCAAGTTTTCCCGGCTCTAGGGGGTCCGTTAAGACAGATTAACATGAGTTTCCTCCGATAGTGACTACATACTACCACACCCAACCCACTCACACAACGGTGCATTATGGCGAATAGCGAAAAAGACGTTTACAAAGAAGTTAAGAAAATCGTTCGATCGAGACTGAAGGGCAGATGCCTGAAGATCAGCGATCGACACATTGCCGGAATTGTCGACCTATACACCTGCGACAACGCTTTCGGGCCCACTTGGATCGAGGTTAAATACGAGACCAACCCGAAGATGGCCAAAACCAAAATCAAACTTAAAATGACGGCTCTCCAGCGCAATTTCATCCGGGAAGAGCAGGCTTGCGGCGGTAAGGCCGGGTGGCTCCTGTGCGTGAAGGTTAAACCCCGGCTCTGGCGGTATTACGCGGGCAGCGATGCGAGCGTAACGGAAGTCAGCCAGCGGTCGTTCATTCAAGAGCGCAAAGCGGGAGAGGCTCTCAATATCATTCGGGTTTTGGAGACAATTCATAATGTTTAAGGAGAGGGCGAAGGGCTCGGACGCAAGCTAGCATGTACGACTCCTTCGCCTTTCCGTCCATTTCTCGCCACCGAACTGTCATTCCCGACACCATGGCCTCGGCCATCTCGAACATGATATCCTCGTCAATGGCAACTCCCCCGCCGATTAGGACTTGCGAACTCATTCGAGGTCCTCGGGTGCCTCAATGAAGAGCCCGATTTCTTTGGCCCATTGAGAGTCGACAACTCCGTCCTCAATCATAATTCCGATTAACTTTTCAAGGGTGGCGATGGACTGCGACGCATAGTCGTCATAACAGTCTTTTAGAAACTTGATATCCTCCATGGCGTTCAAATCCGGGTCGACACTACACCGGGCCCGTTGAAAAGATATTCTAGACGCCGCCAGCGTCTCCAGAAGGATCGTAAAACTCAGGTCTCGCATTTCTAAGAGTCTCCATGAATTCCAGAAAGTCTTTCTCGTCCATCGAGCCCTTCGCGAGATTGCAAGTTACACTCACGAATTGTACGTTGCCCTCGACATAACCTTCGGAACTATTTATCCGATCTATAGAAGCCAACTTGTGGGGCTTGACCTTTATATTGGCGTGGCTCTGGAGTTTCAACTTGATTCCAGTATACCGGCACCGCCCCTTTTGGTGTCTCCATAGCTGCTTAATATACACAGGATCGATGGTTACGTCTATGCCGGATTTGCGGGACCGATTCTTAAGGCTGTTGTAGTAGTATCGGTAGGGGTCGTGAGTTCCCCGCTTCTTGTCCGCGTACGAAATTAATCGGTCAACTGCTTTTCGATATTTGGTAGCGCATCCAATGGAGCAAAAGAATTCGATCTGGCCACGAACGAGACCCTTGCGGGCGTCTCCCCAAGGTTTCATGAACTGAACTTCACAATTGGCGCATACCATTGGAATTCGACGCATGGGGGGATTGCACACCATGGAGAGTATTCGGTCAACAGAATGTATTGAACCCCATCTTGATGTACCTATCCACCTATGGTATGGTGATCTCGCTTTTTATGAGGCTCCTAGCTATTGCCACTGGACGCGGGTGCAATTCCCGCCGCCTCCACCATGAATGCACCTAGAAGGGGTTTAGTCGGCTAAGGCTAACCGCTTCGAACATACTAAGCCGTCCGGTGTTAGTCCACTGGAAAACAAAGCGGCGGGACGCTAATCCCGCAGATGCCACTCCCCCGGCTGGGTGGCCTTCCCGTTGGGGATGTAGCTTAAGTAGTACGGTGCGTTCTTGATGGGGGCGAATTAGGTATCGACAGGGTAAGATCGAAGAGAAGAGAAAGCCGGGTGAGGCCCGCTATAGGCTCAAATTCAATAAATGTCAACGATAACGACATTGTGGAGCAGGAGCAGCTTCTCGCTGCGTAACGTTTCCGGGGCAAGGGGGTGCCTAGCAACAGAAACCCCCACTTAATAGCAATCGGTGTAGCGCTGCACCGCTAGAAAGCCCCCGGTTCTTCTCCTTCGTTGTGGCCGGGGGCTTTCGTTTATTAAGACATCAGGGTGGCGAGTCTAACCACGGTCAGCGCCATTATAAAAAGCCCCGCGAAAAAGGTAATCTTGCCCATCAACACGGACGACTTATACTCCATCTCGTTCATCTCCGTGCGGAGGCAGTTGTCCCCGTCCAGCATTCCCCGGATCGAAGCGTTGCGCCAAATCTGGCACATTCGGACGTGGGTAAAGAGCGTAACCATCCAGACAACGACTGTAATAACTAGCAAAACGTAATACCACATTGGGATATTTCTCCATAAAAGTGGGGCCCGAGCCTTTCGACCCGAGCCCCGATTGGTGTTAGTCGCGGAGGAAGGACTCCACGATATTGTAGGCGCTGGCATCAAAGCCTGAGACCTGCAGATTAAGCGGGTCATCCGGCAGTTGAGCAGTACCCGCCCGCGAACCGGCCAGTTGCATTTCGACCGCCTTGCAGTTCGGGTTCCGCTTGCGACGGTATTCGTCGCACATCTGGAAGGTATGCCGCCATCCGGCCCATGATTCGGAGTCGGTGAGCATTACCACCGCATCAAAATCGTTCTTGGCCTTAAGCGCCACATCGAATGGGATAGCACAGTTAGTGCCTCCGCCCGACCTTGCTTGCATCACAATGCTGTCGATCGTGGTTCGCTTCGTGATCGGGATGTAGTTGTTCGCGGAGGTATCGAAGCCAATGATATGGACATTCGACTCCATTCGAACAAAGACGTAGGCCATCAGTGCCGCGATTTCAGCGGGGTTGACCACTGCGCCCGACCAGCCCATAGAACCTGAGGTGTCGACCGCCAGAAGGGTTGGCTTGGTGATCTGGTGCCCCTCCGAGTATTTGATCGACAAATCAAAGGCGTCGGAGAGGGCCTCGACCACACGGTTAGAGGGTTTCCACTCTCCCGACCCACGCAGCCCCCGGCCACTCGCGTACGTCCGAGCAGCATAGAGCAGGTGGAAGGGGTGAATGTTACTCCTCCGGATAGCCTCTTCATTGTTCAGGCGTTCAACGACGAATTTCTCCGCCACCGAATTGAAGTCGATAACTCCGCGTTTGGTCATGTTGCCCAAATTGCGGACCATCGCCATCATCGGCATATGGGGAAGCAGTGCGTCCCATACCATCGGGTTTTTCAGGTCCTCAGTCGGCACCGCTTCGCGTGGAAGCCGGTGTTGCCGAATAAGGTCCAGTTTGGTCCCGATATTGTCGCTGATATGCAGAGTATTCGCCGCCGCCAACCGATCGGGCAGGCGCGCGGCCTGCTCCGGCTCGCCTTTCGGGGAGATATCGGCGTAGAGCGCGTTCTTGTCCGCTCCACCTACTGCCCACGAAATCAACGCCCGCGCTTGCACGGTGTCGGCAACATCCTCGTACTCGAAGGATGGACGGCCTTTTTTGGCCACGCCCGGTCTGGCAATACGAAGGACGTCGCGGAACGACATACCTTCGCGCTGGAAGTATTTGATGAACTGGTTTTCCAGATCGCCAACACTTCGTGTGGTGAACCATCGCGACACTTGCCGTTGCAGGCCCGACCCGCCGATCCCGCGCATCGTTTTCAGATACTGCAGGAATTTGAACAGTTGGGTGCCGGTTCGAAGCAGTGTCGGGATTTTCGACATTGCGTACGACCGTTCGTCGTCGGTGCCGTTCGAGCATGCCTGGGCGAATACATAGAGGGCTGCATCCAACTTGTGGACCCGGCCATTCGTCAGCGCTTCGTCGAGATAGTCGACGGTCGCCCGGTGCATCGCTTGAACGGCTCGGAGTGACGACTCCGCCGATTCGATGGTGACATCCCGCTCGTTCGCGTAGTAAGTCCCGCCTTCAGTACCGATGGTAACGAAGCGGCGCATTCGATCGAAATCCGACTGTTGGAACGCAAACGCGCCCGCGTCGTTTTTCACCATATTTTTTCCCGGCACCGCTTGGCTCTGCGGCGTCGAGTTCTGATTTACATGGTCGGTGATTCTCATGACCATACTCCCTTTCTTTCCCCAATACAAATGAGGCCCGAACAGCTTGTTTGCCATTCGGGCCTCTCGGAAAAGCCGGACTGTCGCGGGGAAACACAACGCTGTTCGGCTTTTATACAGCGACGGATTAGATCGCTGTTGTTGAGAGGCCGAACGTGTGAGTGCGATAGAGGAGTTTATTTTAGAAGAATAACCCTCAGTGCTTCAGTCCGACCAGTATGTTAGTGCGGAAGAACGTGTAATGAGAACGGAGTCGCTCCCCAATTTGGAGCAGTAGCGCCCGATTTGTAGCTTTCGCCTAAGGGCGCAGGAGTCGAACCTGCTAACAACCGTTACTCTTCAGTCCTTCCAGTATGTTAGTGCGAAAGAACGTGTAATGAAAACGGAGTCGCTCCCCAATTTGGAGCACAAGCGGCGAGCCTGCTGATAACCGTTACTCTTCAGTCCTTTCAAAAACTGGTGCCGGGGAAGATTGAAAAGCCCCACCGGCAGGCTTTCATTTAAGTATCCGAACGTGGTATGGAAAGGATGTTTTACCTTGCTCTACCAGCTGAGCTATCCCCCTTCATTGGCAGGGGGAGCAGGACTCGAACCTACGACCTAGGGCTCCTAAAGCGATAACCCTTATCCGTCAGTCCGGACACTATCTCGATTTAACCGCCACCTGTCATCTTGCATTCCCCTTTAAACTTGTAGTCGCCCTGTAAAGATAAAGGTGAACGTGTGAGTGCAGTGAGGGGTCATCATTTGCCAATAACCCTCGGTGCTTCAGTCCACCCTTAACTATCTCAAAGGCGACGCCGTAACGTCCCATATAACCTACCACACCCACCCCTACTGCACAAGACCCCCTTCTCGAAGGCCCCCGTTGCGCGCCCCCGCGCGTATGTGTACTATAGGGGTCTAGATGGGAGACACCAATGACCAAAGACACTGAACCACTAATCGCCCCCAATTGGAACAGGGACCTGCATCTAATCATCGAGGCGCTGCAGAACGACAACCTCTGGCTGGTGGATATGCAACTGAAGTACATCACCGTTCAAGTCGACACCCGATCCGGGGGCGCATTCGTCCTGCAGGATCGCGACGGGAACCCCGTCTCGATCGACCGACTAATGGGGGCGCACCACGAATCCCTCGATCGATGGGGACCGGGCCGCGCGCATGTTCGCGGGCGCTCCGATGCTCCAACCGACAAACCTGCTCTTTTCAAGAAACTGGAAAAATAATGCTAAATCCACTCGCTGACGACCTCCAGATCACGTTCTGGGCCCGACAAGCTCTCGGGGGGAAAGTTCTGGTGAACGGCATGGCCGAATACCTGAACGGGTTTCCAACCGACCTTCGCGCTATGCCGCCCGATGTTCGAATCCTCCACGTCGAGGACGGGGAAACTATTCCGGACCGAACACCCATCGCGACAATCTACACGGGCCCCATCGCAAGTGTTATTCAAAACCAAACCCTGATGCGAATGATGGGGCACTTCTTTCACCACTGCTCGCGGGAAATCAATCGCGCCGCGAACTCCCGAGTGCTGGCCAAAGAACTCATGCGTATCTACGCAGCGGACGGAATCGTTTGGGACCAAGCCGTGGACTTCATGTCGTGGATTCCGGACAACGGGCACTCCTACAGATTATTCTGGCACCGAACTATGGAACCCTGCTTTAGCGACGCGATGGACTTGGAAATCGCCAGCTACGGTCCGGAACTTACGACCGATTGGTATTTGAACGAATTCCAAGAACGGGGGCATACGGCGCGACTGACTGGTATGGACCCCAGTTCGGCCCTCAGATCATTTCTGCTGGAGCGGAACAAATACACCGTTCTGAACCAGTACCGGAACACCGGGCTGACCCTGCGCATAGACTGGGACACTCGGAGTCCTCTGTCCTCCATTCCTATGTTCGTGGACATGCTGACTGATGCCTACGGGTACAATACCGATTCGATGGGGAGGAAAATGCTTCCCGATTTTATGAAACTCCGGCCCCGATATATTGGGAAGGATATTCAGGCGATTCCGAGGGCTCTGGTCGAACTCCAAAATCGCGGCGTGAGCCTCAAAGGCATTCAGCCTGTACTTCGGAACAGTATTCTGGACCAGAAAGACTTGGTTGAGTGCCAGTGGTTCGTTTCCGCGTGGCACAACCGCAAACTCGGGAACTGGGTGGGTGTCAACAGTACCGACTATATGAATGGCCTGTCTACTGAGAAAGGGCCGTTGATGGTGCTGCGCGACTGTGGTAAGATCGTCGTATCTCAAGGGACCGACACCGGCATCATGGTGCCATTTGAAGAAATGGGGCACGTGGACCGGGACGCAATAAGGGGAAGAGCCAGATGGTCTTGAAAATTAGCGAACTAAGAGAAGGCATGCTAGTATATCCGACGCCCAAATGCGGATGTTTGGATATAAACGGGGCACTTCAGGTCAGAGTCGGAGGAAAAGGTGGTGATGAATTTTTTGTCTATTGCAAAGAAGGTGAACACTTTATTTGCGACCACGACGGGGACGGAATCAGCCGCGAATTCGACAAGTACGAACGCTCTCCATGATCTTCATCGTGAATTCGGAGAAGTAGTATACGGGTACTGCTGTAACGAATTGGCCAACATACACACTGACCACGATTCTGTAATACAGCACGTGACCGATCTAATGAATGAAATCCAAGCCGAAAAAGGGAAAATTAATGGCTCGTGAATTTAAAAAAGCACCATTCGCGGAGTTTGAAGACGCCTCCGTTCGGACCGGCATGAACATGGCCGACCTTTGTGAATCGATGGGGTATTCCCCCGGCGCGTACAGTGGGTGGCAGAAAGACGACTGCATTCCGTACGTGGCTTCAGTCGCTCTGCGCACCATAGTGGCCGAACACCTGAAGGTGGCGATGATCTACGTTCCAGAGGCCGACTTCGAGACGGTGCGGAAAATTGTTATCGGGTGCGGGGGGACTTTCCGCACGGTACGGATTTGAGAATATAGCTCAGCTGGACAGAGCAGCCGACTTCTAATCGGCAGGTCGGGGGTTCGAATCCTCCTATTCTCGCCAAAAAAGGAAAGACTATGGTTGAACTAGAAAAACATCCCCGATGGGTTACCCAGACTACATTTTACGATCCAAACAGCCCTAACAAAGGCAACTGTACAGAAGCAGCAGTAGCTTCCATTCTCAACATCCCCCTTGAAGAAGTCCCCAACTTTAGAAATGAGGGTGAAGATAACTTCTGGGACACTTTCGAGAAATTTCTTCTTTCTAAGGGATTTTTTGCTTTTTTATGCCCCAACTTTCATCCGGAGACTTTGTATTTAGCATCCGGAATGTCTAATAGAGGGGTGATGCACATGGTGGTTTATAGGGACGGCGACCTTTATTGGGACCCTCACCCATCTCGATCAGGAATCGACAAAGTTGAACATACTTATACTTTAATCCCACTGGACCCCGGAAAGAACAGGAACAAAAGAAACCGGCGTTAATGTTCAAGGGCTAACGCTCTGCTGAGAAGATGCTCCGGCATGCGTTTTTTGAACAAATTCATTTCTTAAATCGTTCCCTCCTGTTTTTGGCCAAACTTAAGTTCCTGCCCTTCATGACTAGGGTAGGGCGACCCTTGCCGAACCCATCGGCAAGACTGTTCCTTCGGGACTTCTGGCCCGTCATAAGCTGTTTCTTCATTGCTGAGAACGCAGATTTTCGAAGATCGATCAATGGACTGTAACCTCAGTTAGAAAACACTGTTTATTGACATCGTCCCCAATTAGGATCGACACTGGCACCCCATCGTCGCCATAAGCGAACACCTCAAGGGTGGGCTGAAACGAACAACTACTGGTAGATTGAGGCTTTACGGCTTCAAGAAGGAATAACCGAGTACTTCCACGATCAGTAGTAAACGTGAACGGTGTGCCCTGCTTGGCCGTTTTCAGTGCTTCAAAAGCTTTCATGCCCTTAAGGCTACCACGGAGACGTGCTGTCCGCAAGTCATGTCATGTCATTCAACCCAATTGCACCCAAATATTTCTGAGATATTTTAAAAAAGAAAAAAAGAAATATATTATACCCAACCCAATTGCAACCAATATCCGTAGTCCTTGCGGTCGTTATACGCCCCGCGCGGCCCCCGCCGCTTGCGCGGGGGGCCGCGCTGTGCTACGATTCGGGAGTCGGGCGGCGCAGCGCCCCCGGCCCCCGCCGGGGGGAGCCCCGGCCCCGCCCCCGGCCCCGCCGGAGGCGGGCGGAGAAAGGAGCAGAACGACGCCAGACCAGACGGACCCCGCGAATCGCGGCGAGCCACCAGCACCCGGAGCCGAACCGAAGCCCGACCCCCCGCCGAGAGGCGGCAGGCAGAGCCCAAGGCAGACCGACCGGGGCCCCCCACGGGGGGAGGCAGACAAGGGAGAGAACACAGCCGGAGACCCCCGGCGCGAGGCCCCGAGAGGGGCGGAGCGCAGGCAGGACCGGCGACCGAGGGAGACCGAACCGCCCCGAACCGAGAGGACGCGAGACAGCCACGCAGGCAGACCACCGCCCGAGCCGCGAAGCGCGAACACCGAAGGCAAGGCAGGCAAGGCCCCACGGGAAAGCAAAGCCGAAACGCCGCACCGACACGCGGCGTCCGCATGGGCGGGCCCCATGCGCTGACGAGGCATCCCGCCGAGCAGAACCACAACGAAGGACGACATCATGTCGAATGCAACCGAAGCACAAGGCGAGTGCACAAACGCCACCCCCGAAGCCGAGGCGCACGATCCGAAGCGCCCCATCCGGAACATCTCCGCGATGAAAACCCCGGCGCTCCGGAAGCGCCTGCAGGACGCGGGCTTGGACGTGGCCCCACGGGCCAATCGCGCCCGCCTGATTGAGGCGGCACGGGCCGCTGGCCTTTGGCGCTACGATGGCGACCAAGTACCGGCCAAGTACAAGGCCAAGTACGGACGCACCCAATCGTGCGACGACGACGTGGCCACGTCGCTCAAGGACGCAGTCACCGGAGCCGATGGCTCCTGCGATCTGGACGCCGTCCGGAACGTGGCGATCGCGAATGACATCGATCCCAAGCGCTGGGGCCACTTGAACGTGGGCATGCAGCGCATGAATCTCGGGAATGTCCTGAGGGCGATGGTCAAGCGCGGTGAGTACGTCATCGTGGGCACTTCGGAGTGGAATCCGGAAGCCGCCTAGGCCAACCACGGAGAGCGGGGGCGAGAGCCCCCGCGATCCAATCAACCAACGAAGGAGAATACGATGCAGATGATGATTGTTGTTGACGCCGCAATACACGGCGACGTCGAGATGGGGCGATCTTTTGCCGCCCAACTCGGATGGAAACCAGAACTCCAGCAGGAAGTGAATCCGAAGATCGGATACTTCCAGCTGGTAGTGCCTGAATACATCGCAGACCACATAGCCGAATTCGGATGGATAGAGTTTAGCACTCCGAAATTCCGAATCGAGATCACGTGGCCCTAGATCGAAACCAAGGCGAGCGCGCGAATGCGCTCGCTGCGGTCTGCAGGTTGGTCCTGCACTGACGAGATCAGTAACGAAGGAGAATGAAATGAATAGAATCCAAATAGAGCGCGATAGCGCCGAATGGGATCGGACGCTCGCCTTTCAGGAGGCGTTCATTCAGTGGTTCGGCATCGCCGGATTTGCGCTGATTTTTATTGGCGGAGCCGGAGCGATCATCTTCGGAAGCAATCACATGGTCGGCCTGACTATCTGGTCGATGTGCGTTGCCTTCGTTGGCGTGGCGATGTTGATGCTGACGCCTTATTGGCGCACGATTGCGGAGAGCGACTAATGGTCCGCCTCTTGGTAGTGCTGGCCTACGCAGGCAGCATGGTAATGATCGGCCTTGCCCTTTTGGGCGGGGTCGATTTCATCACGGGAATAATGGCATCGCTCGGAATGGCCGCAGCGGGCAAGATGATCGAAGGAGATCACTGCGACTAACTACATGCTTTCCCTTTAGGTCGCCGGTCAACCTCTCCGGCTGTGTTCACCTGTATTTGTGTGTGGTTGGCTAGAATGCATATCGATTCATGAGCGGAATTTGTGTGAAGACGAATGGAACCAATCCCGGTTTATAGGCGGACCTTTGTTTTTCTTTAGAATAGATGTCGATTCTTAGGCGAATCTTTTTTCTTTTTTCTGGAATCAACGTCGGTTCTTAAGCGGGCGTTGGAATGCGTTCGGAATCGGCCTTGACGCGCAGCCCCCGCCGTGGTATGGTACGGATGCGGCACTCCGCCGCGAACAACGAAGGACGAATACAATGAACGTGAACCAATTCATCGAGCGGATTCTGAATCGGACGTACGATCCACAGAACACGCGGGTTGCATTCGGGGCGGCGGTATCGCCGGAATTCCTGATCCCAGCGGAAGACGTGGGACCGGAACTTATGAAGGTGGACGGCGAGGATGTCCTGATTCTCGTGAGCGGAATACGGGCTCGCGGGTTCGACACGCTAGTCGGCGAAATCCGGACCGAGTTCTTGGCAGAGACGGCCAAAGAACGAGACGAGCCCCGGACCGAATACTTCATCGGTTATTCTGGGCCCCGCGACGAGGCGGACAACTTCCTAGGTCTGATGGGAGTGGAACTCGTAGAGGTCGAACAGGAGTTAGACGACGGGTTCGTTGCGCTGGCCCTCCTACCCGGTTCGATGGCGGAACTACTGAAAGCCAACGGCGAACTGGAATTCAGATCAGGCGAATGCACCCTGAACGTAGACATGCCAGACCACTGGCCAGCGGGGCAGTAGAACACAGGGAGAGCGCGGGCTTCGGTCCGCGTTTTTTCTTTTTTGTGGAATAGGTATCGATTCTACGGCGAACCGGAACTAAGTCGGAATCGGGGTTGCGCGCAGCCCCCGTCTGTGGTACGGTACGGATGCGGCACGACGCCGCGAACAACGAAGGAAAACAGAATGAAAACGAACCTAGAACTAGCGGCAGAGACCGCCTTCTGGTGCCAGAGCGACGAAGCCGTCGCACAGCGGACAGACGCGGAACAGACCGCGACCGAATTTCTTCTGGAAGAAATGGACCGAATCGTAAACGACCCGAAAAAAGGCGATTCGGTGGTGATTCGGATGAAGGGCGAATTCGAAACCGAGATCGCAATAGTCGACTCCAACCACCTTGAATTCCTGAAAACGGAATTTGTTAACAACGACCGATTCGAATTTGAACCCAACCCAACCGAAGTGGAAGACAAAATCGGATTCACGATCAGAGAGGGGTTCTTTCACTTCCTCACCGACAAGGACGCGGAATCCACCGCAGAATACCTTACCTGGTGGGAAAACGGTTCGGACCTCTGAACCCGCCATGAACGGGGGTTGCGCGCAGCCCCCGCCTATGGTATGGTATTAGTGCGGCGGTTTGCCGCGAACGAAGGAGAACGAAAATGGCCTATTCAATACGAATCAACGAGTGGCAACGGAAGTTGCTGGTGGAAGCCATCCAGAACACGCCCTTGGGGGCGATGCCGAAAATCGCGGAGAGTGACAATTTCGGTCCCTGCCCCCCGGACGCCGAGGCACAGGAAGCTTGGACCTTGGTTCAGATGTTGGAAGGTCTCCCCGCGCTGGAAGCGGAGAGCCCCGGCATCCTGAACCTACTCTGCGAGTAGAAGCGGACCGGAACGGGGGTTGCGCTGTCGCAGCCCCCGTGGTACGATTTGGGACTGACAGACACAACGAAGGAAAAACGGAATGTCGATTTACTACGTATTCGTGGGGACGAAGATCACCCGGAAATTGGTAACAGAGGCGACACTGGGAACGGACGCGGAGATATTCGTCCGAGAGGAGGGCGGAAAAGAATTCGCACTCGTGGTGGACGGCAATTACCTTTGGATTCACGACACGCCAGAGCGGACCACTGCGGCGAAATACGGTCGAAACGACCCGACACCATGCCTCGAATGGCTGGAGGATAGGTTCGACGTCGAGATTTTCGACGAATACGACCCAAGATTCGAAAACCACCTCGAAGGAACCGACATCACGGTGTTGGAATTTTAGCGGAACCAACCCGGAACGGGGGTTGCGCTGTCGCAGCCCCCGTGGTATGGTACTAGTGCGGCAAGAGACCGCGTAACGAAGGAGAATTGAAATGAAACTGCACGTTTGCACAATCTCGGTCGAGGGCTTCGACCATGACTTTGACGTCGTTCTGGTGGCGGACAGCGCACCGGAACTGGAGCGGATCGTCAAGGAACACTACGACCACTGCTGTCGGGAGGGTGGGGATAATTCCAAGCTTCGTTCGAATTGGACGACGGCCATCTTGAACGACGCCTCGGTGATCTTCTGATGGGAACGGTCATCGACAGACTCGAACAGGTGTTCTCGAAGGACAAGAGCATCGAGAACCCTCGCGCCACGGCACTTCGCCACGCCCTCTACGGAAGCGGCGACTGGCACCTCGAAGAACTTTGCCACCTCGAAGACGAACAACTGATTCGTCTGGAACGCATCATGAAACGGAGC